ATGAACAACAACTACCCAACACCTTACACTGTAGGCAAAATTTTCCACTTCAGATTCACTGATAAGAATGGAAAAAGAGTCCGTATGTCCACTGGTTTCTCTCGCAAGAGTGAGGCTCAGAAATTCATCAAGGAATTCATCGACAAACAGCGATCGGGAATCGACACCACGACAACTGTTCGGGAAGCATTGAAACTATACCAGAACCCGGAGACGAATCCAAAAAGGCGACAAGCTACCGTTACCACATCGTTCTATTCTGATCGTTATGCTTCACATACCGCTCGACATGCCAAAGATCTCGAAGAAGTCCTGAACAGGTCAATGAAGAAATTTCTCGATAAACCTCTAAGCCTTGTAATCAGATACGAGATAAAACAAGCTGCTGTTGCCATAGCAGAAGAATATGGGGCATGCAATAAAAGTGCAAAGCTGTATAAAGTCCTTAAGGCCGTTTTTGGTCAAGCTGCTGACGATGGGTTGATCCAGATGAATACTGCCCAAGGATTACCGGATATCAAATATAAGGCTACATCACGGAAATCTCTGCCAGCATCTGATATCCAACTTGTTCTAAATTCTCCCCAGGTATTCCCAAATCAGAAGGCTAGACGGTTATTTACTATCTTAGCTACCACAGGCCTCAGGAGATCGGAATTGTTAGCGTTGCATCCAGATCAGTTGAAAGATGATGTACTGACGATCGATCGGGCATACAAAGATGATTCGTTGAAAGTAATCGGATCTCCGAAGTGGGGGAAGGTGAGGGTTATCCCACTTTGCGATATTGCGCTGAAAGCGCTCAAAGAAGCCTTCGAGGAGAATCCTCATTCCAATGAACCTTTGAGAGTGAGTAGTCGAATGCTTTCAATATGGTTCAATACTATAAGAACTCATGCTCTACTGCTCGACCTCGAAAGACCCGAAGCATGGAAGGAGTTGACCCCCCATGTTCTCCGGCATTCTTTGAACACCAATCTTCGTCTTGCTGGAGTGTTTGATATCTTGGTCGCTGAATATCTCAGTTGGGAACATCAAGGAGGAAATGCAGTTCAGGAAGGGTATACTCATGTGTATGCTGAGAATTTGAGACCAGTGTCGGACTGTATTGATACGATGTATGGGTGTAATACAAAGGTATTAAAATTCCATCAAAAAAATATAGAAAGATTATCGTAATCTCACAACTTCCTGTAGTGTTATGGTTTCTACCGATTAGGGATTGCAAATATTAAGCATTCTCAGAAGCTCGTTCATGTGCACTGCAAGTTGCTATAACTGACTTCCAACGCTTTATCAACTTCTCGTAATTTCTGTTTAGGTATCATGGAAATACTAATTTCATTAATCAATATGCAACTGATTCCTCTTAAAATTATTCTAACAGTTAGGGAATAATATAATTGGGTATAGAATATATTCATGCTACAGATACATTATATGGTATCTACCAAACTTTCCAACCTATCAAGCTCTCTACTTTTTACAAGATAATCATGATAAGAATTTTGTGCACCTTGAATTAATGTATCATAATGAACGATTCTACTTCCTTGTGAAATCGCATCCATAGAAGCTTTCAACCGACCAGAATTATTGCGTTCTTCATCAACTGGTTCGCCTAAAACGAAAATAACTTCAATATCAGGAGTTTCTGAATTCTGAGCTAAAAGGATTTTCTTAAGTTTATCGAAATAAGTCTGTCCTTGATCTTGCAATTCCAACAGCTTCATTTTACGACTAGCTCTCTTTAACTCGACAATAATGTGTTTACCTGCCATTGTTCGGTAGGCGATATCCACCCGGCCTAACTTTTCTTTTTCAGTCAAATCTGAAACAAGTACACCTGCTTTTGTTAGTCTAGTTTCGATCACCTCACTAGATGTTGCTCTCTCCCATGCAGGATCAAGTAACCAAAGGTGGTCAAATAAATACTGCTGCAGTACTTTTTCTTTTTCATCGACAGTTGTAAGGTCCTGAAAATGTTTGATTGCTTCCAATCGAGATTGTACAATATCTCGATATAATGAGGCCTCAAGCATATCTCGGTCAGCGAGTAAGCTCAATAACTTCTCAATGTCATATACGTTCGCAGAAAACTCTTCAGCTGAACCCCGCAATTTCATTCTCTCGAATGCCAATATGCCATGTTTATACATCAATTTTCTATCACTTTCATCATCAACTGGTAGAGCACTTAATTTTTCAATCAACGTTTCAGCACTTTTCTTAAACCCGGCGGGCAACGAATCTAACCATTGAGCTAGAGCAGGAGATCTTTTCTTTTCTTTTTCCACTTCATGTTTTCTTCTTAGATCAGACCATTCACTTTCTACTCTGGATAATTGCTTCTTTAGGAAGTTTATTAGTTCTTTATACCTAGGATCATCTTCTTGAATTCTTTGTCGATCACTTGTTGCAATATCTTGTTCCGAATCTTCATCAAGAAAATCTGCTTCAATTTGACCAGTCAGATATTTTGTATATAATCTACCATCATTAAGCTTGTCTAAAATATTTTCATGAAATAAACGACCTCGAGCAAAAACAACGATCCCATTAAGATTTCCAGCCTCTTCATTATCTAGTTGTTTTGGAAGCGTTGCGGTACCCACCCATCCAGAAATGCTCCAATTGGGGTTCCAGTCCTGTAATCTACAGGGTAGTTCTTTTTTCTCAACAAGAGAACGTGCAGCAGATAGATCTGGAATAATAGCACCAAAATGCCATAAGAATTGGACTACTGGCATATCTCCTCGATCTGAAGGGTTGATTGGATCATCATTGATGTATACAGAAAAATTATATTTTTCTCCAATGATAGAAAATCTCCGAGATAATCGCTTTCTAAGTGCTACCATCCCATGACGAAGTCTTTGACGTTTAATATCTTTCAATATGATGAGTGTGCCTTTTTCCAAATCAATGGAGTTGGAGGGAATTGGTTCGGGAGAATAATGGGATAATCCTTCTTTTACTGATTCTTCGATACCTTTTGTGGTCATTCTAAATCCATTAATTTCGCTATCAGCAGTTTTTGAAAATATTTCTATTGTATTTGCAATCGAGAAGAGGGATAATTTTCCTAATCCCTTTCTTCCCATAACCGGTCTTCCTTTTGCTGTTCGGCTTCCAGTTCTTTGATCCTCAATTCGGCGTTTGTAGCCCACTCGTAGATATTTTTTGTTTAGATCAAGTATTGTCATCCCAACTCCATCATCTCTGATATAGATTGATTGAGAATCTTCGATCTTAATTTTTACATTCTCTGCATCTGCATCCCATGCATTCGCAACTACTTCTGTAAGAACAGCCGATATATTGCTATACAGATTAATACCAAGATGATCTAGAACATTTAAATCAACTGTCATCTGGTAAGTTGGTGTTTCAATTGTTTTAGTTCCATTAGCTGTTCTTTCCATATTACACTCCTATGACAAAGTTTCTAAATGCCGATTGAGACTTTTTCCAATCATTTCTCCTAGTGTAACAGGAACTGCATTGCCAATCATTCTGCCAATATTTTTCTTTATCGGCAATGTTCCGGGAGAAAAGAATTTATAATCAGGAGGGAAACTCTGCAATATCGCACCTTCACGCAAAGAAAGTGCTCTGTCTTGCTCAGGGTGACCGAAACGACCGTTCCCATAACCATAAAATTGTGTGGTAATGGTCGGAGCAGGCTCTCCCCATGACATTCTTCCATATACACTAGGATAGGTCTTACCTGTGTCTTTCTTATGGCAATTCGAAATATACTCGTCTGGCCAATCTCGCCATGTCCCACCTTGGTTTGAAAAATGGATACGTTTCATGTTTACGGGCGTCAGATTTGCACTTTGGTGAAGAGGATCTTGAGGATCGCTTTCACCAGCTTTGATTTTTGGTAGTTCTCCAATAGCCTCTTTTACGGTCATTCTAGGTTTTCCAAATTCGTTAGGTGTTAGTATGGAAATACTACCATGTTTTGAGGCTATAAGAACAAGTCGTTTTCTCATTTGGGGAATCCCATATTCGTCACAATTTACAATTTTATAGTCATACTGGTAATTATTTACTGATAAATTGCTTAAAAAATTAGTAAATACTGCGTGTTTGGTTAGACCGGGCACATTTTCCATGGAAATAAAATCCGGTTGAACTTCATCTATTAACCTAGAAAAATGTGATAGTAGCCACCAACGGTCATCCTGTTCCTTTGCATTAGGGTTATAGGTTGAAAATGTCTGGCAAGGAGCACATCCGACAATTAATTTATACGTCTCTTGTTGGTCAAGATATGGTTTAAGCTCAACTCCCTTTATATCTTCAACAGATTTTAAAATGAATTTAGCATCATTATTTTGCGTGAAAGGATATTCACAGAGAGGGTCAATATCAATACCTAATTTGATATCAACTCCTGTTTTTTTTAAACCATGGGTGAGACCCCCAACACCACAAAACAGATCAATGCCTACGATCTTCTTGTTTTGCTTTGCCAAGTCATTGGGCATATTATATTCCTTCGTCGTTTTTACTTATATTAGTTGATATTTTATCATTATCAAGTGGTAAAACAACATTTGTTCTCTTTCGGTGTTCCTTTAGGGCAGATAACGACGGTAAAATTTTTGTGAGACGAATTTGTTTATATTCTTGATCAACAAGCCTTTTTATAAACTCTCCATTCAGCATACCCAAATTTTTATTAATTCTCACTCTAAATAAATCGTCAAGAAAAAACAAACCCAGCTCGAATGCCTTGTCATGTAATAGACATAAACATAGTCCATTGGATAACTCTCCACGCAACTCCTCGTTATCACTCCATCTAGCAATATGTGAAGCAATAAGAAAGCGTGGATCGTTAATACTGCAACCAGGGAAACAGCATTTGTTGTTGTATAGACGTTTGATGCTCTGGGCAAATTGAGTGTGCCCAATGCGAGTCTTAGTCATTGCACATCTATCCGCTGTTTGGATAGATGATGGTAGAGGTTGCGGTTCACCATTTTTATTTTGGATTGTAGTATCTTTGAACAGTATATACAGAAGGTCATAATCGATATCGGAGAAATATGCTCCATTTAAGCACTGCAGTTTATGATTTTGGAGAACATAAAACAAATTCAATTTATCAATCTTTTTCCCATTATTGGTCTTTAAGTACTTAACTAATTCTTCTTCTCTAAATTTGAATACGTAATCGAGATTTATCGGTTCTGGGAACTCAATGTAATTTGTTAGTGAAGCTCTATAGAATTTGGTATCGCTATAACGATCCTCGACGAATTCCGGACGTTCCTCCGTGATTCCCCCGTCGTCAGCTGCAATAGAATATCCAGTGAAGAATGCTCTAGGCCGTGTCCCACGCAGATGAATTATCAGATCGCCTTTTCTGATCATTGAGACCTTAGTCCAGAACGGCCAATTTTTTCCGTTTTCGGTATGAGAAGGCGCCCATACAGAATTGGAGAAGGCCCAATCAGCTCCTCCATGATTTGTGTTTCTTGACATCTCAAGATATATCATAAAACCAACCTTTATTTGAAATTAACATAATTTCAAATATCTTTGACCATAAAAATTATAGGCAAGTTCCCTCACCCCACCTCCCCACTGGGAAACTTGTAAATCACGCAAGGATTGCCCCCTGACTCACGCCTTCCCCCGGCACTCGATCTATCCAAAATTTTTTGACAAGTAATCACGAAAGGCTTCTTTTTCTCTCTGTGCAAACTCTGGAGTGTATTCTTCGTAGTGCAATTGTGCCAACTTGTCTGTAGCATAATCGAAAACTTGCAGGTAATCCATTCCCTGAATATCAGGAGCTCCTCTGTAAACAAAACCGCCTCTCTCAATCCTGTTCGCTGCTAATGTTTTTAAAGAGATGTAAAGCCACTGGATGAGAGTGATATTTTCTCTAGCTATGTAGTTTTCAACCTTTTCTCTATTCTTTTTTACATACTTTTGAATTTCCTGGATTAAGTCTTTACAAGAATTAAATTTATCGTGAAGATACTCTAACTCATGTTCGAAAGTATCGAAGAAACTTCGATGCATGCCCTGTGGAGAACTAATGTGATGGTCTAATGTTTCAGCTGAATAGTCAAAGTCTGTGTTCGCAGGAATGGAGTCTACCTGATATCTTGAAACAAACATGCCCGTAATCCCATATCTAAGACCTCTATAGACCAGATAATAACTCATTATATTTGTGATAGTTATAAATATTAAAAGATTTGTATCGCTTAAACCAGTAGCGACAAAAAGCATTTTGAACAAGAAAGCAATGAGGTAACCACTTATCGCACCAACAAGACTATTTAGCTTATTTACATGTGTTTCTTCCATTGTGTCTCCTATTATTCACATCTACATACAAAATATTGCCTTCCCTTTTTATCATTCTTAGCTTATCTGAGGGATGATGTAAAATTTTCATGCCAGACCTTTACTTTGTACGACTTCGGGAACGGAATATCCCCAAGAATCAATCATGGTATCAATAATCTTCAGGTGCTCTCTAGAGCATTTAGAGATCCTTGTACAGATATCGATTAAGAATTCATCATCATGGAATTTTTTCTGTAATGGATGTTCGTACTCTTTCCCCGTTACAAGAAAGTCGAGAGATACGCCTAGAGCTTCAGCAAAAGCGGATGCTAGTTCGAGGTTCGGTATTTTGCTTTGGCTTTTTTTATTGGACCAAGTATAGAAGTTAATCTTCCCATTTGTTGAATTACAGAATACTTGTTTTGTGACTCCGGTTTTCTTCCAGAGTTCCTCTACTCTTCCCCAGAAATCATTTGCGTCAATTTTCATATCTCTATTATACACCAATTTATCGGATTGGTGAAAAAAATTAACTTTATTATTGACAATTTATCTATTCCGATAAATAATGCTAAGCATGAGTAATTCAAATTTATCAAATCAGATAAACCAGCAACAACTCTGGGTTGGAAAACTAACCCAGCCAGAAAGAAAAATGGTACTCGATGCAAGTAAGGTTTGTGGTCTCCGCAAATCAGAATTCTACCGCAGAGCAATTATCGAGAAAGCCCAGTCAGTCCTTTCATCAGTAAACAACGAATCAAACGAGGCATCGTCTGTCCGTGAACAACCACGGGTGGGTGGTGCCTCTTTTTTGTCGGGAGAAGACGAGAATGGGAGGGAGTGGAAGTGAAAATTGGCCGACGGAGTTTTGTTCTGAGCCTTCAGCTCTTATCTAAATACGCACTATCTTTAGTCACATACCAGTGTAGATCACTGAAGTCGTGGTACTCACTCCATACTTTATCCTCACGGTCCGAAGCATGCAAAATGTCGTCTAACCATTCTGTTGTGTTCCGGATCAGGGTTGGCTCCCATCGAATTCCACTGTCAGCGACCTTGGAAAATTCAGGTAACACCAATCCATCATTCAGACTCGGCCATTGTACCCCTCAACCACGAGACTCCGATGTTAGACGCATCGGTGCCAGATTAGGGTTCCTCAAAAGTTTGGTTAACATAGAACCTCCTTTGTATTGGCCCTTAATCGGGAATACCACGTTGATGGTACCACGCAATCCACTCCCTCTCAATCTTTTCTTTTCTCACGATATCAGGAGCGCCGGATGAAAAACCAATCAATCATCGTTGACCGAACAGCCTTTGAGCGAATGGTGCTAGCTTCTGCTGCTTACCAGAAGGCTGTAAATGAAGTCTTTGCCTCAATGCGAATTGAGCAACCAGAATCCAAGGACGAATGGATTACCACAAGAGAAGCCCAGCAGATTACTGGAATCTCCACCGAGAAGCTATCTCGAATGGCAAGACTCGGGGAGTGTGAAGCGAAGCGGGTAGGGAAGGATTGGAGATTCCCCCGATCGAAGGTCGAGAACATGACTTTCATCTATGCGAATTAGAAGGCAAGACGCCGTTGATTTTTGGAACTAGGAAGAACTTGCAGCATTCCCTTGTAGTTGCAACTCCTTCCGGAGAGTCGTCCGGAGACCTTTCAATAGTCCGTATGGGTGAGCAATACAAACGGACAACGTTATACACAGAGTCGGACGGGGATTGCGTCAATCCTTCATTGACCGGGGTGGCACACCGGGAGATTCGCACAACGTGCCAGTTTTTCAGGAGGTCCTATGGAAGCATTTTTTCTAATCGTATTGGGATTCCTTCTCATCTTCATCGGAGTCGGCATGTACATGATCGTGAAGGTGGGATCGATGAGTGATAAAGAACGGGAATCAGTTGGTCATGGCCCGAAGGGGCAAGGCCGATGAGCAATATCAAGGAGGTCACGATGAAGAGTGACGACATGGCAAAAAGCTGGGTGGCACAGATGGCTAGTCAGACGATGGGAATCATTCTGCAGACTCGACAGGAACTGAGTGAGAAAGATTCTGAGCATCAGGATGATTTGGATTGGCACCGGATGAGAGTTGAGGATCTGGAGGAAGAATTGTTCGCTCTTAATGCTGAGCTGGAGAATGAGAAGGATGAGAAAGCCGACCTTCAGAGCCGATTGAACATGGTGGCAAGGGAACGAAATCACTTCAGGGAGTGTTGGTTCCAGAGCAAGAAGAAGTTGGTTGATCTCGAAATGGAACTTGATTCGATAAAAAAGTCGGATGCAGCAACATCCGACCAGAAGGAGAAGTCCAATGACAATTGAAAACACCAAAGCAATCAAAGCATCAGACAACCTGGTGATGATTGTATACGGCAAGGGGGGCGCTGGCAAGACCACTTTTGCTGCATCTGCTCCCAGACCACTGATTCTGGATTTCGAGAACGGCACCAAATACCTCGGTGAGCGAGGTATACATGCTGATGTCGTACGAATGAAAAGCTGGTTCAGTCCTCAGGATATCAACGACTTGGCCTTGTTGCTAAGAGACCATGACACTGTGGTGATCGATCCCCTTGGTGAAGCGATGGAGAAACTTATCGAGTCTCCTTTCATTCGTGGCAAACAATATCGCACGGGAGACGGATCTCTGACCATGGCCGGATGGGGCGAAGTGAAAAAACAGATGCGCAACTTCATCAAGTGGCTCCGTGATTCTGGAAAGCACGTAATCATTGTCTCGCATGTATCGGAGATCAGTACTGATCAAGGTCTTGAGAAACGCATTCAGGTAGCAACGAAGCTTTCTGACGAGATTCCTAACATGGTGGATGTAATCAGCTATCTGGGCATTCAGAGACAGGGTGATGATTTCGTTCGCTGTCTGTTCACCCCAGCACAAGGCGGTCTGTTCGATAGCAAGGATCGAACCGGAAGGATTCCCATGGTGGTTGAAATTGGAGAGCATTCTGGGTGGAACGATCTCGTGGGTGCAATGGGAAGCACTCCACTTCCTTCTTCGCCTACTCCAGCAATGCCCCAGCCAGCCCAGGAACCTACTCAGACGGTACAACCTCCTTCACGGATAACGGTATCCCAAACAACTGAGATGCGTTCATTAGCCGAGAGGATGAGTGATCCTGCAGGTAAGTCGTATCTCCTTCAGAAAGCCGTATCTGCCATCACATTCGAAGAGGCTCAGGAAATCATCAACCGAGCCAAAGCAAGCTTGGGGGTGTGAGATGGCATATAACTTTGACGGAGTGGAATACCCTTCGGTTACGACCATCACTTCGATGCTGAATAAACCGATGCTTCTCGGCTGGGCAGCATCCTGTGCGGTGGATCATATCAAGGAGCACCTGCACATCATCCAGAATCCGATCGATGTGCATCGTGTCGAGGATGTACTGGAAGCTGCTCGGACAGCGTATGAAGCTAGAAGGAAAGAAGCTGCTTCTGCCGGGACACAAGTTCACAATGCGATTGAAGCCTACATACGAGGTGATGTAGTAGACGGGTATCTCAAATGTGATGAGGCTAGAACTGGTTTCAATGCCTTCCTTTCATGGGAATCGAAGAACCATGTCGAATGGCTGGAATCAGAGGTGGAAGTTGTGTGCGTGTCGATCGGGTACGCCGGACGTTTCGATGCCATCGCAATCGTGAACGGTCATAGGTATCTCATCGACTTTAAAACCTCCAAGGACATCTACCCGGAGATGCCTGTACAGCTCTGTGGGTATCGCCAAGCTTATAACGAGATGTTTCCGAACTACCCTGTCGATAACCTGGCAATTCTACATCTGGACAAGGAGAAGGCTACTCCCACATTCAAGCCAGTGGAAAATGAGATCGAACGCAAGACCATCTTCTTCAACTATCTCGTGAGTGCCTACTACTTCCAGTGTAATCGCAACCTGAAGAACAACCCCTTTGTCGAAGCGGCAAAGAGTTGGGGAACAGTCCCTTTCTAGGAGAATCAAATGGAAAATAGAGAATTGATACCCGTCATCCAGGTAGTGGATGGAAAGATACAGGACAATCTGGATGTCCTTGAGACCAAGGTGAAAGCGATCGCCGAACAGTATAAAGGTTTGGTGGTCACCGATATCCCCGATGCCAAGAAGACCTTGGCGAATCTCAGAGGACTGTTCAAGAAGATCAACGATGAGAAGATTGCAGCAAAGAAGATCTTCATGACTCCCTTCGATGCAGTTGAGCAGAAGATCAAGGAATTCAAGAGCATTCTTGATGAGCCCATCAATGGTATCGACCAGCAAATCAAGGACAGTGAGCATCAGATTCGAGTGGAGCGAGAAGGCATCATCGATTCGTTGCTGGAAGAAGCGTCGAGTGAGTTTGATGAAGTGATGAAGGAGTTCTTCAGCTCTGTTACCTGGAAAAAGGATCCTTCATGGGTTCAGGAGAAGTTCTGGACAACCAAGGGCAATCCTACGAACAAACTCAAGGAAGAGATCGATACGAAGGTGAATGTCTGCAGAGATGGAGTACTCACGATTCTTTCGGTTTCCGGAGAGTATACCGATCAGATTCTCGGTGCTTTCAAGAACTCCGGCAATCTCGGTCAGGCCTTGAGTCTGCTGGAGGAAAAAAAGAAAGCCAGAGAACAGGCTGAAGCATTCACGCAACCCGTCAAGCAGGTAGAAGTACCTGTGGCTGATTTCTCTGTAGAACCCGAGACCCCTTCCTTCATGCAACAGGATGCCGACTTACCTTCGTTCATGAGGCAAGAACCGAACGTTCCAACCAAGAAGGAGTTTCTGGTGAGGTTTTTTTGTACCGATGCCGAAATCATCAAGGTTCGATCGGCATTGTCGATAGCTGGAATCGGATACGAGGTGCTCTAGATGAAAGTCTCTTGGACTGCGAAACGGGATACGGTGGCCTTGGTAGCTCCTCGTGATATCAAGGAGAAGCTGGATCAGATCTACCAGCGTTCCGATGATAAGCACAATGGGCATATCACCATCACCATCGAAACTGTTCGCAAGCCCAGAACTACTGGACATCGATCTCAATCCCACCACCTCAATGGCCATGTACAGCAGATCGCCGAGTTCACGGGAATGCCGTTTGAGCTGATCAAGCTGGAAGTGAAGCATAGGGCGGTGGAGATGGGATACCCGATGTTGCTGAAACCGGATGGCACGGTGCAGATGGATATCTACGGTCGTGTCATGGGAATATCCGAAGCTGATTCTTCAACGAAAGAATGCGCGATCCTTATTGAGACCACGCATATGGTGGCTTCGGAGGTCGGAATCGTTTTACGAGAGGAATAGTCATGGAAATAACGAAACTGAAGATCGATACAAGAATGGTACAGGTCGATTATTCGACTGAAGCTGGAGATTTCCGCATCAAGACCGAAGACGATCCATCACAGGATTTGCTGAAGGCTCTGGCGATGCTCAAGGAGATATTCATCAGAAGGATGGAGTTCGAGACCGTTCAAGACAAGGTGATGGTCACGGGATTCGAATCCGGAAAGGACGATATCGGGCGGTGGTATCGGATTACTGGTATCTACACAGCTAACCTGGTCGGACACAAGATCACCACACCAAAGATACGCATGTCGAACGATCCGGATTTCTGGGAAGGAAAGGATCCCTACGAGTGGCCGGGATTCCTGAACGCTGAAGAAACGGAGAATATGATCGTTGCTGTTGAGGAGACTGAGGAGTTCGTGAAAGGCAAGCGGGCTCAGCTTCCTCTGGATAAGCAGGGAGAACTGCTTGGGGAGGATGCATGAAAAAGTTAATTGCAATCGACCCCGGTCCAGTGAGTAGCGGAGTGTGTCTCATCGATGCCGAAACGTATAACCCAATAAAGGCGATAAAAATTGAAAATGTCATGGTCATGGAGATTCTCGCACCACACATACATGGAAATACCTTGGTGGTGATCGAGATGGTGGCCCACTACGGGACCGGGATGCCGGCTGGGAAGGATGTGTTCGAGACTTGCATCTGGATCGGACGATTCATCGAACAGTTCACCCAAAAATATTTGGTTGTCGAAACATTACCAAGGAAGAGTGTGAAGATGAATCTCTGCAATTCGGTCAGGGCTAAGGATAGCAACATCAGACAAGCACTGGTTGATAGATTCGCACCCGGTGAACGCAACTATGGGAAAGGGACAAAAACCCAACCGGGGTTCTTCTTTGGGTTCTCAGCAGATGCATGGCAGGCCTACGCGCTGGGAGTTACCTATATCGATATGAAAAGGAGCAAGGCAGTATGAGTGCAGATATCAATCAAGTCATTCTGGTGGGGCGTCTCACGAGGGATGCAGAACTGAAGTATACCAACAGTGGAACAGCTGTGTCGAATTTGTCGATCGCGTGCAACGAGTCGATGAAGCAACAGGATGGATCGTGGCAGGATCAAGGCCATTTCTTTGATCTCTCGCTGTGGGGAAAGCAGGCTGAGGGTTTGCAGCAGTACCTCACCAAAGGCCGACAGATTGCTGTCCAGGGGCGATTGAAGCAACAGTCCTGGACAGACCAACAGACTGGGCAGAATCGGAGCAAGGTGGTCATCAATGTGCAGAGCCTTGAGCTCCTTGCAGCTCCTGCAAATTCACAGAACAATCATCAGGTAAACAACGGTTATCCGAGTCAGGCTCCTCAGCAGTATCCTCAGGGATATCCTCAGACTCCCCCTCCACAGCAAGCACCTCCCCCTCCTCCACAACAGCAGAACTTCAACGGATTCAGTCAACCACCAGCATTCGATCCACCAGCAGGTCCACAGGGTTTCCCGGGTCCTGAGCAGTTCAACGACGATATCCCCTTCTGAGGTGAAGCGTGAATTATCGAAGTAAAGCATTAACAGCTTTCTGCAAGCTTCGCCGCCTGCAGGAAGCCAATGAATCCGGATATGTGCGGTGTGTCACCTGTGGAAAATTAGTGAAGTGGAACGAGTGTGACGGTGGGCATCTGATCCATCGGGCGATCCGTGGAACAGAAGTGGAACCGGATAACGTCTGGCCCCAGTGCATCACCTGCAATCGTTTCAGGAACATATCAGAGATGGAATATGCCGGAGCACTCGCACAACGGATCGGTTGGGAGCGAATCGTGGCTTTATCGGATAAGCGTGATTCCTATCAGCGCAAGGACTACAAGTCGCTACTGAGCGGATATGAGTCGGAGATCAGACGAGTCAGGAAGGAGAAAGGACTGTGAGCTATTCATTGACACAAGCGGTGATCGACATGCTCAAGGATTGGCCGGAAGGTGAAACTCGAAGTCTAAAGCAAATGAGCAGGTTAACAGAGCGCAACCTCAGAAAACATGGGATCAGCGATGATGCCTTGGATTCGGTTGTGAGTGCACGAGTGAGAGAACGTAAGGCGATCTTCGGAATAACCTCGATCAGGGGGATCAGTAGATACAAGAAGGTCTGCAAGGAGAAGTCTCATGGCTAGAGATGACATGCGCCTCAGCCTGAATTTCGTTGACCATCCCAAGGTGCGGAAGATTATCCGAAGATGCGGGTATGAAGCTTTTTACGGATTGATCAAGCTCTACTCTATCGCAGGAAGAATGTACACTGACGGTCTTCTCAAAGGATTCGATCTTGAAGATATCGAAGACCTTGCAGACTGGCATGGTGAGACGGGCTCATTCGGTTCTACTCTTGTTGATGTAGGGCTTATCGATGAGACAGAGGAAGGATTCTATCTTCACGACTGGGAAGAGCATCAGCCTTGGATAATCGGATCGGAAGAGCGAAGTGAGAAAGCAAAGAAGGCGGCTGAGGCAAGATGGAACAAGGGTGAAAACAGCCAAAACGATGCTCAAAATGCTGACAGCATGCAAGATGCATGCAACGAGCATGCTAGTGGCAATGCGGTTAGCATGCTAAACCCATGCCCTAGTGCCCCTTCTCCTTCTCCTACTCCTAAGAATAATATTCCCCCCCTAGATACTAAAGTATCTATCCCCCCCAAGGGGAAGAAACACCCCAAATTCGTCAAACCTACAGTGGTGGAGATCTCAGCCTACTGCAAGGAACGGGGAAACCAAGTGGATTCGCAGAAGTTCTGGGATTTCTACGAGTCCAAGGGATGGAAGGTCGGTAAGAATCCGATGAAGGACTGGAAGGCCTGTGTCCGCACCTGGGAGAAGAGCGAGCTTCCTCGAAGCCGGGCGAGTCCTGGCAAGACATGGCGACCGGAAGGCTACGAATACGATTCAGGAGGGTGGAATGAGTTATGAACCATGTCCGAAAGGAAGAAAGTTCAATCGACAGGTGGCAGAATTGGATGCAGCAAACCGAGTGGTCTTAGAGTTGGTTGATATGGAGCGAAAAACCGGAAAGCCAACTTCCAACGATCTGCAGGATCGCATGATCGAAGAGAAAGTTCGATCGCAGTGGAGTGCGTATGAGAAAGAGTTGCTGGATTCTAGGATGGATACGATTCCGTTGCGATACCGTAACAACACTTTTGCCGACTATGTGTGCCATGACGATCGAGACAGGGAAATTGTGAAGCATATGGCTTCCGGAAAGTCAGGAATCCTGCATGGTAGCAATGGGACCGGAAAGACCATGTTGGCATTCTGTGCGATCCGGAAGCAATGGGAAGCTGGACGGTATGCCCAGTACATCCTCGCTGCCGATTACTTTGATCTCATTCGATCCTCGTTCAACGGAGGCGATCCGTTGAAGGTCCTACGGGAATTCACCGATTACGACTATCTGGTGGTGGACGAGATCGACAAGAAGCATGGAACCCAAACCGAGTTCGTGTATCTGTATCGGCTGATCAACGATCGGTACAACGAGATGAAGCCGACTGTACTCATTTCGAATTCGAACCGCAAGGATCTGGAGGCTGTCATCGGAATCTCCGCTTTCAGTCGAGTGGCTGGAGAAGGAAAGATCATCGAGTTCACCGGAGAAGACTACCGGAAGAAGAGAGGCTGATGTGACGATCAAGGAACTACAGAACAAAGCATTCGGAAATGCACTACAGCATGGATTTCACCAAAAGGATCAGAGTCTGGGAGAGCTTCTCTGTCTGATACACAGCGAACTCAGTGAGGCTCTGGAAGCTGATCGTAATGGGAAACGGGCTGACCTGAAACGATATGAGGCTGCACTGGAAAAATTCTCTCACTCTCCAAGGAAAGTACAATCATCCTTCGAGTTCTTCGTGAAAGATACAGTGGAAGATGAATTGGCCGATGCGGTAATCAGAATAGCCGATCTCGCCGGGTATCTGGGAATTGACCTCGAGGCGCATATCATGGCCAAAATGAAATACAACAAGAAGCGACCACGGTTGCATGGGAAGGCGTACTGATGAAATTGTTGATCATGAACAACGGGAAAGTGGTTGCAGAAACCAATGGACAAAAGGCTGCTGCGAATCTACTGGGATGGACAGAGAAGCAGGTATCCGAGATCCTTCGTACGGGCTCGGCGATCGATGGGGTTACTATCGACTATGCGATCGACAGGGAGCGTGCAGGGAATGCCGTGTGTGCCTATACCAGTACTACCGTGCATCGATACAAGTCTCTTGCAGAATGTGCTCGAGCCTATGGGATGGCGAGAAAGAAGATCGAGAAACTCATAGAGACTGGAGCTACAGCAGATGATGGGATGACTACGTTCGATATCCCCTTGAGTTAACTGCTCCTGATGAGAACACGTTACCGACGATTTGTGCAAGGATAAGCCATGGACGTATGGGAAAAGCAAGAGAATGAGACAGCGTTGGCCTACGAGTGGTTCTGTCGCTACCGGGACATGGGGCGTACTCGTTCTCATGTGGCACTATGTCATGCCTATGGCAGGAAGGAATCCTATAGATCTCAGTTGCAGGTCTGGTCCAAGAAGAATAGTTGGGTATCACGGGTTGAAGCTTATGAGTATCATCTCGAGGAGCAAAAGCGCCATGAGATGGAGAGCGAACAGGTCAAGGCAGCACGGGAACATGTTCAGCTTGCTGATGAGGTGATGGAAGTATTGCTGATGAAACTTGCCTGTCTTCGGGAATCAGATATCAACCCAACCCAATGGAAGAATCTTGCCGAGTTTGCGGTGAAGACCAAGCGTGATGCTCTGGGAATTGCAGAGAAGCATGATGTGTCCGGTTCCATCGATGTGAACGACAAGACTGCCATGCGTATCAGCAAGGAATTTCTGGAACGTACCGAGCGACTGCTGGCACTACGAGGGAAGAGCGATGGTGACCAGTCCTCGTGAGAAATTCATCCTCCAGTGCAAACAGATCATGGAGGACTACGAACACCAAGGCAAACACGAGGAGATGCGCCAGTGGATGCGCTACATGGTCAGGAAGGATATATTCTTTCTCGCCGTGTTTGTCTGCGAGAGAGAGGATATAAATCGAGATTGGCTGTATGACCGTTGCCTGGAAGTGCAGGAGAATCCCGACGGGTATCTGGATATCTGGGCTCGTGAACACTACAAGAGCACCATCATAACTTGGCTCAAGACCATTCAGGATATTCTCATCGATGCTGAAGAAAGGATCTGCATCTACTCATTCAACCAGACGTTGGCGAAATCGTTCGTATCCCAGGTGAAAACCGAGTTGGAGTCAAACTGGCGTCTCAAGTGGTTGTTTCCGGAGATCCTCTGGGAGGACCCTCTCAAGGGCACCTACATCGATGATGAAGGGAAGAGACAGAGAATCCCATGGACCACTGATTCTATTCGAGTGAAGCGAAAGAATCGAGCCAAGGAGGATACTCTCACCGCTTCAGGTCTGGTCACCGGACAGAAGACTGGTGGACACTACACAATCCTCGTCTACGACGATGTAGTGACTCTCGATTCGGTTACTTCTGCCGAGATGATAGAAAGAACCACCCAAGCGTTCCAGATGTCGCTCAATACGGGTGCCAGTGCTCCCGGGAAACCTGTACGTATCAGGATTATCGGAACCCGGTACCACTATGCTGATACGTATGCCGAGATCATCAAGACCAAGACTGCCATTGCTCGTGTGTACCCGTGTGTGGATGAGCTGGGCAATCCTGTGCTGCTGTCCAAAGAGGTGTTATCGAAGAGAAAAGCTGCGCTGGGTTCGTGGGTATTCGCATCTCAGATGATGTGTGATCCTCGACAGTCCAGCAACATGGGATTCCTCAGGGAGTGGATCAAACCATGGGTTCCTACCATCTATGAAAACCTGAATCGATTGATTCTTATTGATCCGGCAGACAAGATCAAGCGTAAGACCGACTACACAGTCATGTGGGTGATCGGACTCGGAGCTGACAGAAACTACTACGTCATCGATGTGGTCAGGGACAAGCTTTCGTTGACTGGGCGAACCAATGCATTGTTCATGCTTCATCAGAAATACCGTCCTCAACTGGGTACTTTCTACGAAGAGGTGGGCATGCAGGCTGACATTCAACATGTCGAAGAGCAGATGGCTCTGAGGAACTATCGGTTCCCCATCTATGCGGTAAAGGCTACCAGTGCCAAGGGACTACGAATTGAAGCTCTGGAACCGCTGTTCCGTCAGCAACGGATCTATATGCCAGAGGCTGTGTGGCGCAAGAACTGGGAAGGTAGTACCGTGAACATCATTGAGGAATTCATCATCGATGAGTATCTCGCTTACCCATACGCAAGTCACGACGATATGCTCGACGCCTTGAGCAAGCTGACCGACGACCAGGTGATCCCCTTCCTGTCGTTTCCTGATCTGATCTCTGCAGAAGAGCTCTTGAGGCAGCGTCTGCTGGGGAGTCGTGAGATTGAGGAAACTCCTTATGAGCCGTTCTGAGAACCATCACTCGATGCTCTCCATGCTGATCGATGAGCCAGTGCTGCTCTACTGTTGAATTGCCCTGTTCGTCCGTATCGTAGATTGATGCCATTAGTCCGATAATCTTTGTCATGATTGCCTCCTGGCAATGTAACGTCAGGTAGTCTGATACTGCTTCAAACTACTTATCTGCTCCAAATGACACCAATCGATTGAGACAATGTGATTCACTGGATACGTGGATACCAAAAAGAAGAGAAAAGAAGAGCTCAAGCAATCTCTCCTTGGCACGTTAGCCGAAATGGAGAATGTACGCCGTCCCACTGAAGCAATTCGGTGGGAAGCTTGTGCGTTGGTCAAGCATCGAACCGAGGCCTTCAATCTCAGCAAGAGCAAGATCGAAGCAATTCCTCTTCATTCGAATGTGCAGGTCGAAGCTACTAATACTGCAGTGAATGGAATCATGGGATACCTGATCAGCCAGAATATCCGATGGTTCAACTTCACCACTCAGGGCAAGAACTTCCAGAATGCAGATAAGATCTATGGAGCCAAGGATCATCTGGAGCTGGTTGTATCGACTTTGCTCAATGTGTTCAGTCAGTGCAATTTCTACTCCTCCACTCACCTAGCCACCAAGGATGCGTTCGTTCAGGGAACGAGTGCCGAGTTCATTGTGGATGACCTGAAACATGGAGCAATGGTGTATGACACCATCGACCCTCAGGAGTTCTATATCAGCGAGAACGACAATCGTCGTGTGGATACCTTCTACCGGGTATACGAGATCCCAGCAAATCTCGCCTACAAGAAATGGGGAGAGAAGCTACCTGCGGAGGTGAAGCGACTGATCAAGAACAACGCAGGTCACCAGCGCATCAAGTTGCTCCATGCAATCTACCCGCGAAAGAATGCGTTGAATCGGATGGGTAATGCAATCATCTCCACGAGCAAGCAGTACGCTTCTGTGCACTTCAGTTATGTTGGAGAAGAGATCTTTCTGGAAAGCGGGTACGACGAATTCCCCGTTGCCGTGCATCGATGGTTTCTCAATGGGACGAGTCCTTATGGGAGCTCTCCTGTGATTGAGCTGGTAGAAGAGATCAAGAAGCTCGATAAGATGGCATACCTGTACATGATGGCTGCAGACAAGAATGCCAATCCTCCGATCTTCGCTCCGGAAGTGCTCAAGGGTAGATTGAACCTCAATCCGGGAGGGCGCAACTATGCGAACCTTGCCCAGACAGGGGAACCTAAGGTTTTCCCTTCCACTCTGGATCTGAATCACCTGGCCAATGAGATTCAGATGCAGACCCGGGTGATTCAGCAATCCTTGTATTCTGATCTGTTCAACATCCTCATGAGACAGGATCAGCAGAGGACAGCTACCGAGGTGCGTGAGATCAAGGGCGAAGGGTTGGTTCTCTTATCCTCGATCATCGGCAATATGCAGGAGGAGAAGATCACTCCGCTGATCATGCGTACGTATCACATTCTGCGTAAGGGTGGATTTCTTCCCCCTCCTCCTGATGAGTTGGTCAAAGCCTCCCAAGGGGGACAGGTCAAAGTGGAGCTGGACGGTCCTCTTGCTCAGAACATGAAGGCTTATCACCAGACAGTAGGAATCACCCAGGGCATGCAGGCCTTGGCTGCGGTGATGCAGCTCAATCCGGATTCTCAGGTGAATGTGGATTTCGATGAGCTTATTCGACAGGCCATGAGTGCAAACGGAATGCCTCAGTCCATCATCCGAGAAATCGCAGAAGTCAAGAAAATCAAGAAACAGCAACAGGAGATTCTTGAAGCACAGGCACAAGCCCAGCAGATGCAGGCTCAGGCTGATGCAGTGAACAAATTATCGAAAGCTGAAGGAAGTACTGCCCAGCAGTTCATGCAGGGGGTGGCTGGAAGATGATCAACAAGGAACAGCAGATAGATCGAGAGACGCTGAGCAAGCGAAACGCATTGAAGAATGTCTATCGCACCGATGAGGGAAAGTACGAACTGGCCAGAACGCTCCGGGAATGTGGGGTGTTCGATCAGATCCCCTGTGAAGCAGGTGCGGTGGAATTGAGGAACTATGGCATTCGCAAGATGGAGGATCTCGGACTGCTCGATGAGGAGTCTCTGATTGCCCTTCTTGACTGGATGCTGAGTCATGAATGGAAACTCCCGGTTGATTGACCGGATGAAAGGAGAAAGCGATGGAAGTGAAGGATGGGACCAACACTGCTGTAGAACCTGATACTCAGGGGGCGCCCGGGGCAGATGGGAAGGAACAGCAGGGGTCTGGGCTACCTGACGGAACCCAAAGCACTGGTAACACCCAGAAGGGTGATACAGGCACGACCAGCCCTGCGTGGATGGCTCAGTTGCCGAACGACCTGAAAGACGAAGCCGATCTGCAGCAGTACGCAACGCTGGCAGATTTTGTGCGCAGCACGAAGCAGGCAAAAACCGATGGGAGCGAAGGAACTGAAGGCGACACGAAGGAAACAGAGCCAATAACGTACGAAGAATTCGAAAAGAGTCTGGATGCTGATTCCGATCCGTTTGGAGTCATCTCCGAGTCTCTCAAGACAACGCTGGAGTCATCGAGTGTTCCGAAGGAAGTGGCAGAGAAAGTGTTCGATGCTATTTCCAAAGCTCAGAATGGCTCGATGCAGCAGCTTGTCGAGCGGGGAAAGGATTGGTGTGAAGCGCAGCTGAAAAAGAGCTGGGCAGATCAGTACGATGCCAAGCGCAAGGCGATGTCTCGTGCATATATCGCATTGGTTCAGTCCGACAAGAACCTTGCCGATGCACTGGATCGCACTGGAGCGAGTATCAATCCGGCGGTAGCAGAGTTGCTCTCGAGAATCGGCGAATCAATCGAGGAAGACGGTTCGATCGGTAGCAACACGACAGGATCTAACGGACGGAATCCACGGGTTCCCGTCAACTATCCAGACTGATAGGAGGCCACTATGCCTGATTATTTGACTTTTGCAGATGTAGCAGCCGCTACACACAACGAGGATCTCGTCCCAGTGGTGGACGAAGTGACCAAGCGAGTGACGATGTGGAATGATGCTCATTGGAAATCTTCCAGTGACATGCTCAGAGACATCGGAGGCCGTGAGGGCGATCCTCCTCGGGGTACGTGGGTCGCTGTGGATGAAGGAGCCAAGCCGAACAAGGGATCCATGGAGAAGTATACCGAAGAGCTCGGTATGATCGAATCCTGGTCCAGATCCCTCAAGAAGGTGATGGCACTCTCTCCGCACGACAAGGAGCTGAGATGGCGCGAAGACAGACGGCACCTGAGGGGGCTTGGATTGGATCTCGAGGAAGCGTTGCTGTATGGCAACCGCAATCAGGATCCCAGGAAGTTCCTCGGGTTCATGCCTCGGTTCAGCGAGCTGACCGATATCGACGGAGTATCGCTGACTCGTGAAGCAGAGCTTCCGTTCATCACCATCGGCGCAGGAGGAGACAACGCCAACGGGATGTCCTCGATTCTCATGGTGTACTGGGACACCGATGAAGGTGCGCACCTGATGTATCCGAGTCACAAGAAGGACAACGGCATGGAGTTCACCGCCTATCCGTATGTGGCAGAGACACAGCCGGACGGGACCATCATCGAAATTGCGAAGACCAAGTATGCCTGTACTGCAGGTCTTGGAATCGCCAACCGAAAGAGTGTCATTCGCATCGCGAACATCGATAACGATCCATCAAAGCTCGTGGAGAACATGGGTAAGCTCGAGATGGCAATCTACGATGCGTTCGCAGCGATGCCCGTGGACTTCCAGGGGAGTGTGAAGCTGTATGCGAATAACCGCACGCTCTCTTCCATGCGCAAGGCGTTCGCCAAGCGTATCGTCCCTGCCAAGTATGTTGACAGCGTCCCGAAGAATGCGATTGGGGATGTGATGTTCGACTCGTTCGTCATTCGCAGATGCGACTCGATGCTCAACACCGAGTCCAAGATTGTGTGAGGAGGTACTCCTATGCTGATTGAGAAAACTCGAACGACATTCGATCCCATCGCCTATCCACTTGCCAGCGTGACCGGAGGGGCTACCAAGGCAGGTGTGGTGATCGATTTCGATGCCAAGAACCAGATGGTCGAAACGAACCAGGTGCTGGAAGTGTACGTTTCCAAGGCGGCAGAAGTCGGTGTTACCGTGGAAGGGGAAAACACTACTGAACACGAGCCGAAACTGCAGATCAAGATCTATTCCGGAGACGATCCGGACAGTCTCTCGGTTGTGCAGAGCAGCGAAGTGTTCGATGCAGATGATCTGATTGAAGGGTTCATTCTGTACAAGGCTGCGCTTCCAGACAAGTGCGGTCAGTACGTGAGAGTGGATCTGGTGAACCCGGTAGAAGACAACGATTTTGCCCAGGGTGAGGTCGTGGGAACGGTGAGGCCTTTGTAATGGAGAGCTATGTCGCAAAACGGGATTGCTACTACGACGGCATGTTCCTCAAGAAGGGGCAGACGATCAAGGTGGCAAAGGGTGCGGACATCCAGTTCAAGTGGCTTGAAAAGGTGTCCACGGATGAGCCTGTCGAGAAGAAGACAGCCTCGAAGAAATGATGATGGGGGCTTCGGCCCCCTGTTTCTCAGGAGCACGTCATGACTGAATTGGAGCTGTTCAACATCACGCTTTCTCTCTTTGACCGGGAGATCACCCAGGAGGATCTGGACAGCCCTACACCTTCAAAGGAGGTCCGGTTATGCAAACTCTACTACCCTCTGGCAAAACTCAAGGCGATGCGGGAATTTGACTGGTCCTTCCTCGTAGTCAGGCTCCAGCTGGACACTTCAGATGATGATGGTGGTTCGAGAGGATATCTGCATGGATACAAGTTGCCAGAAGGAACCATGAAGGTCGTACAGGCTTTCAGCGTATTCCCCTACGAGGTCGCTGGTGGAAGACTCTATACCGACGTAGATAATGCGGTGGTGTATGGCATCATGAAAGAACTGCCGACTGAGCACGTGCCGGATGATTTCTATGAACTGATTGCCTATGCCTTGGCGTTTCAGATTTCTGGCCTTTTGGTACCAGATGGCAGAATGGATCAGATGATACTTCAGCGATACACCTGGGCATCACAGGGTCTGATTTCCGCAGATTGTCATAACACCAGCAGGGAGGCCTGAGATGGCCGATGTGCTTGTCAACAACTTCACCAGTGGAGAGGTCTCACCGAAACTGGGCGGTCGGCCTGATCTGGGGATCTATCATAGCGGAGTGTCTCGGTTGGAGAATTTCCTCATCATGATTCAGGGAGGAGTCACTCGCAGACCGGGAACCGTGCTGCTTGAAGCATTGGATGGGAGATGTCGCATCATCGCGTTCACCATCAGCGTCCATCTATCGTTCCTGATTGAACTGACTGACCAGAAATTGAGCATCCGCTATGCTGATGGCACTCTCTATCCCATCACCTTTGAAGGAAACCCAGTAGACGGGTTCCCGGTTCCGTATCTCGCCAGTGAGCTTTCTGAAATCCAGTATACTCAAGATTATCAGAGTCTGTATCTTGCTCATCGCAACCATGCACCGAAGATCCTGACCTATACGGGAGGATCGTTCACGTGGTCCACACTGGATCCTACTACAGATTCGAAGTATGCCGGAATGTTCAAGGGTGCAGGGAATTATCCGGGATGTGTTGCATACTGCTCGAATAGGCTGTGGTTTGCTTCCAGCATAAACCATCCGTATCGCCTGTGGGCTTCCAGGCCGTTCGTCACTCATGATTTCACCACGTTCGATATCGTCACCTCCACAGAGAAAGTGATCAAGGATGCTCCATGGCCTGAAGGTTGGGAGGAGAATCAGAATCTGATCTACGAAGAGCAGACCACGATCAGGGAGATCACCAGTGCTGATAATGCCATGGTGCTTGAAGTCGGCTCGAACCGTAACGACCGAATCGAATGGTTGACCGTTGGTCAGAATCTCCTAGTAGGGACAGCCAGCGGCGAGTGGATCATGCCTGGCAACATCGATGCGTTGAATCAGTCGATCATGCAGGTCTCAGCCTATGGCAGTGCGCCGTTGCAGGCCTTGAACGTGAACGAAGATATCCTGTTCATCCAATCAGGAAAGAAACGCTGCAGGGGCTATGTCATGGCAGACGGAGGGTATCATTCTCCGGATATCAGCTACACAGCCGATCATATGCTTGCATCAGGTGTTCGGGAGTGGGCGTTTCAGCGAGTGCCTGAACCACGAGCGTACCTGGTGCTCAACAACGGAGACCTGGCTGTGCTCTCATACAACAAGCTGTATCAGATCCAGGGCTGGTCACGATGGACCTTCTCTGGTTCGGTGGAATCGGTTGCGGTACTGGATGCTCCGTCCGGGCAGGAGGTCTGTATCGTGATCGATCGAGGAGGATCTCGATTCATTGAGCGATTTGATGAGGATTCCACCATTTACAGCGACCACCATAATACTGATACGCCAATTCCTTTTGACTCAGTGATGGTTTCCAATCGATTTGAGACTCAACTGGAGACAGGTACCACCATCGGCAAGAACAAGAAGATCTCCAAGGTGGTGTTGCGCTTGCTCGAGAGCGGAGCTTTCCAGGCTGGATACAACGGATTGGAGTCCTACACCAAATTCGTGGAGGAAGGCGATGTGACGATCCGTCTTGGTGGCGGGTTCGACAAGGAACTGAAGATGAAAGTTCGCTCTGTGAATGACGAAGCGTTGACCATCCTCGCGATGGTGTATGCATTGGAGGTGGGCTGATGAGTTTACTTGCTCTGGGCATCATCGGAGGAGGCCTTCTCGGACTGGGCAGTGGTCTTTCGAAAGCAAAACAACGTGAAGCCGATTACCAGGATAAGCTGGAAGATCTGAACCGTCAGAAACAGTTGCTGGATACACAATTCTCGCAGGCGAAACAGAGCCATGAGCTCGCCACGGATCAGGCGAAAGCTCAGGTATCCGAAGCGAACGCAGAATTGAATCTCCTCGGTCAGGAGACAATCGATAATAGAGATATGGCCTTGGATCAGACAGCGAAAGCTGGATCCATGCAGAGCGAGGTCAATGCGATGCAGTTGGCAACGCTCGCTGTCCAGAATACCCAACAGACTGGAGAGGCAAGACAGCAGGCTGCTACCAGTGGTTTCAGAGGATCGGGAACAGCACTGAATCTAGTGGACAACGCCGACCGACAGGCTCAGTCATCCACAGCCCAGGCGAGAATGCAGAGCAAGCTGTCCAATTATCAGACCTATGCCTCAGCGGTGAGCAACTACACCTCTGCCACCCAGCAGGCTGAAGCCTATGCCCGAAAGATCCAGCAGAATCAAAACGACCTGGAACGGCACCTCGCTTCGCTGGATCAGAATCTGGGACACGCACAAGAGCTCTATGAACTGCAAGGTGGGTATCTTGCATCAGATATTCAGTACATGAAGACCGAAGGGAAAGACGCACTAGCTGGAGCCATGTTCTGGGATGCTGCAGGTGGCATGTTTGGTGGAGCGTTCAATGGAGCGGGATTGTTCGGATAGGAGAATACCATGGGAGTCAGATCATACGTAGCCGGGATGAAATCAGATAGCGTTCAGAACGCCACCAACATCGGATGGGGAGCGCTCGGTCTCGGTGCCAACGAACATGAGAAGCGGAAAGCTCTTGAACAGGCGAAAGCCAAGACCGATATCAATCGGGAATATCAGGGGGCTCAGTCTGCTGTAGATCAGTTCATAAATGAGCTCCAATACGATCGAGACTATCAGAACTACACCCAGCGTGTTGAAGAGAAGTTTTCCGATATCGCAGCAACCATTCATGACAATCAGCTGCTGAGCGACAGTGCGCGTCGTGAATTGATGGAGACATACCTTCCTCAGCTCAAGGGTGAAGCACTGAGCAAGGTATCGATCCTCAGCACAAATGCGCAGATGGCTGAGATCGAGGTCGAGATCGAAGGATATGGGGATACGGTTGCCAGCGATCACAACAAGAGCTTGGATGTAGCAATATCTGAGTATCGCTCTCACATATCCGACCTTGAACTGTTCAATGATGTGACCGTAGATAAGATGGTACAGGATTTCGCGTACTCGACAGCACCATTGAAAGCTCTGCAGTCATTGCAGGGAGAGTATCAGGAAAAGTATCTTGATCGAAACTTCTCCTTGGAATCCAGAGTCGATCAGATCTCCGGAGAATTCGAACTCGACACAGCTCAAAGAAGAGCCTTATCCGAGAGCCTGGCAGAGTTCCAGACGAATTTCGACAAGCAGGTCGATTCCCGGTTTGCCGAAGAGAAGAACATCCTCTTGGGCAATATCGCTGAGGCTCGGGATGCAGATCAGCTGTTCGATCTCGATTCGATCGATGCCATGATGAATCAAGTACCGACTCGACACAAATTGGAACTGTACAAGGCCAAGAATACGGCGATGTCGAACAACGACGAGGTTCTCTATCAGCAGATCCGAAAGGTGGTGGATGAAGGGCACGTGTTTTCCAGCCAAGACTGGGAGTTGATAGCACTGTTCAATGATCCAAAGAAGCGTGATGAGACAGCAGAGAGCATGTTGCTCAATCAGGGGAAATCGCTGATAGCATCAGGGCAGACTCTGGCAGATGCTTTGGCGACCATCGAGAATCATGATGGTCCGATATCGCAAAAGAATCGTACAGAGGCAAAGGCGAGGTTACTGAAAGTTCATCTCGACCATGGGTCAGACGTATCCAAGATCGCCAAGGAAATGCTCGGTTCTTCCGGACATACTCCTATCGGCGCAGGCAGCATTCCTGAGCAGGAATATGTTGAAATTGTTGAAAGTGTGATTCAGGAAGCTCCTGCCTTGGATGATACTGAATTAAGTAGTCGTGGGCAGCAGTACATCTGGGAACATGAACGAGAGATAGCTGATTTCCTTGCCAACAGTCCTGCATTCAAGCTGCCTAAGGCAGAAATGACCTTCAAGGTGGATGGAAAATTCTCCACAGCAGAAACTCCAGAAAGCTCTTCGGCTCAGATGGTTAGCAAGGCTACTGACAATTCGGTAAAACCTCCTTCAATCAATCTTCCGAATGCTTCGTTGACTTTCGATCCTTCCTCCGAAGAGACGGATTCGACAGAGCCCGAGACAGACCCGATCATTCAGGAAATAGCGCAGGAGATTGTGGCACGGCAAATCGAAGAGGCGATGGTTGATGATGAAGTGAATGATGATACCAAGACAGATCGATTGACTGAAGAGGCTGTGGCTCTACTCCGAAAGAAAAAAGAGAGCTCATCAGAAATTGTCGATATGGATGAGCCGGAAAGGAACCCTGAATCTCCCTGGCTTTCGGATTATCAGACAGCGGTCGCTCAGCGAAGAGCTGAATTACGACACGAGCGAGAATTGTATGACCAGCGACTCGAGGAACAGGCGCAATACGTACAGCAGATAGCCGGAACACAGACAGAACCTATCGAGACAGGAAGCCAGCGAGTGGAATTGGCTCCCGGTATGTCTCAGATTGAACTTGTCACGCATGCGCTGCAGATAATCAAGGACGGTGAGGGTCGATATCTCACAAGAAGTGAACTCTCCCTGGTAAAGGATGACGCTCTGAGACAGGAACTGATTACCATGGCCAGCATCAGGGATTCATTGACAGAAGATACCCCACTGTCATTGGATTACATCGATCAACTCAGAAGAAATCCTACAGTGTCGGAACAGCAACTGAAGACGGTGATTCGCGATTTTGTTGATCGTGGGTTCATCAAGGCAGAGACTGGGGATGAATTGACCAGAAAGTACAGTTTCGCTGAGACCGATCAGCGCAGCGTTCTGAATTCCATCATCGGAGAAGCAGTTTCTGCTGTGTATCCAGCCGGAAAAGGAGAGTACTTCGGAACCAAACGGACCTATCTCAGACAACGGGTATCCGAAGCGGTGGATCAGGCGATCGCAATGAATCCCGACCTGCTTGGCAAGGATTTTGCTCTGCTGCAGAAACAGATCGAAACATTCGTTGCAGGGGAAGCCTCCAGAAGAATCCTCGGTGATATGGAGAAAGTTGCCAGGCTTGTATCCACAGAGAATCTTTCTCGTCGGATTGACAACCTGGAGCATAGTGACGTCTCCACGTTTCTTCAGGATGTGAATGAGGGACGATATGACCTGCTGATCAACTATGACCTCGTTCAGCAACCTCAGATGCGCTCCAGTCGCCACGACAGCAAAGAAGTGTTGTTGGACAAGGTGACTCAGGAAATGTCGCCATACAGGAATTTCTCTGATCTCGTGGACAATGGAACCTTGTTTGAACGGTTCAGGGTACTGGCCAATTCAAACTTCATCCTTGCAGGAGGAGTTCTCGAAAAGGCTCTCACAGGATCCTTCGGGATTCAGCCATCGGACATGAAGATTGCAGGGAAACAGTGGGCCTATGCGGATCCCGAGGCTGATGGTCTGTACTTTATCGCCACCGATACCGATGTGCAGAAACGAGGCACACTCGGGTGGGGCATGGCAACAGGCGACTATGATGGCACCAAGGGTTTCATCATGTTCCGTGATTATGTGGATCCGAAGCTTGCCTATGAGATTGAAGATATTCAGAGGCAAATCAATGACCCTCTGTTTGAGCGAAAGAAAACTGCTGCAGATCAGAATAGAAACCAGCTCCCCCTGGGTACTGGAGGCCTGGGATATTCCCCTGTGCAGATCCAGGAGCAACTGGATGATCGTTACTACGGAGTGATTGAAGATTACGAATCAAAGATGAAAGAACTGGAAGAGCTCACGCATGACATCATGACCTATCGGCATAATCTGCTGGGATCGAGAGCCGGATCATTGCCGAAGCGACTGTAGGAGAACCTATGACCAACATTGAACAACTGATGCAGAACAGTGAAGTGATGCGCATGCTCAAGATCGGCAATCCCCAACGTTCGAAAGATTTCAAGCAAGCTGAGCTTGGCATAGGACTGTTCGATATAGAACGTCAGCTCAAGGAGCCTCTTGAACAATCAGTGTACAGTTCGCCAGACCCGAATGGAGCGATAGCCAAATTTGATACGGCTTTGATGCTCAATAACCTGGGTGTTGATATGGAGACTGCTCATAGTATGGCAGAGATGGGATTCTCCTCTTCGGTTACCGGAATCGATACTCGGGACAAGAACTATTGGGAAGCACTCAAGACTACCGCCCAGCATGCTCACTGGCAGGATATGAAGGGAATCAACACCTCTCTCTACAGAATGACCGGGGATACCAAATTCCTCAAATTCGCAGAAGAGTACGATATGAAGGCACGAAACAACCCTGTCTTTGAATCCTATGGCAAGTTCGGGGATCTCGTTCTCGACTCCGTACAGCCAGCCATGTCATCTGTGAAATTCATGACCACAGCAGCACTGCTCTCGTGGATACCCGGTGGTATTGCGAACAAGGTGTGGGGATCTGCGGTGGCAAAAGTCATCGCACAAGGTGGCGGTGTGTTAGCTACAGGTGTCAACTGGTTCTCTACCGGATACTCGCAGGCAGGCAATGTGCTCTTCGAAGTGATGCAGACCGAAGATGCCGAAGGGAACACCCTCCCCTGGGATTCTCCGGCAGGGGGGATCCTCTTTCATAGTCTGGGAGTCCTGATGGGCCTGACGGAATTGGGAAGCATGGAGATGTTCCCCTGGTACAGGCAACTCAGACAACAGTTCACAGACAGAGAATTTGTGGAGCACATGTCTCGCGGAATCATTGCTGCAATCAAGTCGATTGTATGGAAAGGTGCAGCGGGAACCGCATCAGAAGCACTGGAAGAAGGAGTTCAGACCCTGCTCGAGAATGGTTACGAGAATGCATTGATGGCACTGGCCAACAAGCAAGGATCCTCGTTTGACTATCACACCCTTGCCGAAAGCATACATGAGGCAGCGATTGCAACGTATGAAGGTGGCAAGAGCATGTTCCTGACGAGTTTTTTGACTGCAGGCTTTGGGCAAGGAATCAGCTCAGCACGACTGAGAGCTTCTACGAAGAAGAACTTCCTCTCTTCGAAGGATTCTGTCCCGATTGACTCCTCCTTCATCAATGTTCCCCAGCAGGAGATCGATAGGATCGATGGAGACGCTGTTTCAGGTCCGATTGAACCCATTCGAGTGGTCAATGTAGGGACTCATCTTGCACCAGTGGATCAGTCGGAATTGTCCAAGGCAGCGAGAGCAAAGAAAGATGGTATGGGAGCAATGGAAGTCATTGTTGATGAGATGGCTCCAATGGAATCGATCGATCAGATTTCAACACTGAATCGAGCTGCAGTATCCACGGACGCAAAAATTCTTGATGGAGAGAAACTCGGATACACCTCCGAAGAGGAGATGAATCGTGCTGCGTATCTTCTCGCTCCCAACACAGAAGCCATTGAAAGAACCGACTCGGGTATTGAGATAACGATTCGAAGCGAGGAGGGAAAGCTCTCAAGAATCGCATTGGCTCTCATCGAAGAGGGCCAAGAAGCCAGTGATCCGGATATATCCTATGTTGACGATCCCGAGGCTCCCTACTCGCTGTCTCGAATGACTTCTGAGCGTGCTCTTTTGTGGCAGGAACGTAAATTGATAAAAGATTCGATTGGGGACATCGTTGCTCACACCGCAGGGCGCATCTCCTCTGCCGATCTCGAGGCGAACGTAGATGCAGTGAAGCTGGTTGCTGAGACGCTTGATATCCCCACCGACCAGATGCTCAGAGAGAATCTGATCTTCAAACTGGAAAGATCTTCTCCACGAGGTGAACGGGGAGCTATTGAGAACATCAGCATCGACGGCAAGAAGCAATACACGATTCATCTCTCGGAGAAAGCTGATGCAACGACGCTGCTTCATGAGATCGGCCACTTCATGAGGGCTACAGCCTCCAAGCAGCAGTTGGCAGAATTCACCCAGATCTATGGTAACGGTCAGCAGGCTGTCTGGATTGAGGATATCAACAAGGTTGGTGATCGATATTACATTGGAGATCAGGAATTCACCTCCTTCGAGGAGGCGAAAAAGTTGGTTGAGGCGAATGAAGAAGCATTCGCAAACGACTTCGTCGCCTATCTGAGAACAGGCGAAGCACCCACTGAAGCCTTGAAGAATATCTTCCGGCGCATGAAAGCGGTACTGCAACGCTTTATCAGAGAGTTTGGTTATGAGCTGAATCCTGATGTCAAACAGGCCTTCGACAGACTCCTCACCGGGGACACACAAGCTGTGCAGGGATCCTTCGGTCCGATCCCGGTGGATGCTCAGGGCAATGTACTGTTCCAGTCACCAGAGCATGAATCCATCCGTCATCGATATCAGCATACCGATCAGTGGATGAAAGCTCCCAATGGGAATCCCACGAATCTGACCGAGCAGCAATGGATTCAAGTGCGGACTCCTTCCTTCAAGAGATGGTTCGGAGACTGGGAAGCGACAGCAAATTATCGATGGCTGATGAATACAGAATCTATTGTGGATCTCACTGGCAATGAGTTCAAAGAGAATATTGTCGATGCAGTCGAAGCTTTTTTCAGTCAGACAGGGAATCGAGTTTTCCGAGAAGGATTGGGAGAGGTCTCATTGACCCGGCATGACATTCAAGGTTCCATCGCTCATGGCCTTGGACGGCTGAAGGCTGCAGCTTTTTCTTCGGTTCCTGATGTGATTGCATCCGGAAGAGAATTCCGTCGGGTGGAAAACTACAAAGGACGTGGTTATACTTCCATAACCATTGCAGCACCGATTTCCATCGGCGGTATAGAATTCGTATGTGAAGTGGTGATCAACCAACGACAGAACTCCAACAACTTCTATCTGCACGAGGTGGAAGTAAAAGAAAAACTCCAGTTTGGTAACCAAGTACGAAATTACATGGACGAAGACCGTCCAAACCGTAATACCAAAACTGGAGCCTCTAAGCTCATAATAGCAAAACTGCTGTCAGAAGGCAAGTTCGAATCATCCAAGGTGGTGGATGAGAACGGTGAGCCTTTAATGGTGTTTCACGGCAGTCCAGTCAGTGAAATCACACAGTTTGATCGTCAAGGTGCAAACGGCGGAGAGCGCAGTCTTATTTATGCCTCTGACAGCGAACAAACGGCAAACGACTTCTCATATGAACAACTCACAGGTAGCTCGAATCTCACGTTCCGTCCGGGACGCAAAGGACAAGTATATCCATTGTACATGAACATCCAGAACCCATTGGATTTCCGTTCCTTGACAACCAGAGATTATGAGAACATCAGATCTGCCATTGAAGCATACAGTGTTGAAAAAGACGCACAGCAACAGGCCCTCGATCAGATGATGACCAGGGAATCCGTAGGACACCAGTATGCGAAGTTTGTTGCCTCTGATTTACTTAACCATCTATCTGAATACGGGTATGACGGACTGGTAGCCGAGATGAGAAATGGTGGACCACTGGAGTTCGCGGTCACTTCGCCTTCCCAAGTGAAGTCCATAGACAACCAGGGAACATGGGACAGCGATAACCCAAGTATCTTGTTGCAACCTTCCCTTCCAGTTGAGTCTGCGGAATTCAAGGCGTGGTTCGGGGATTGGGAGCATAACCCGGAAAATGCGTCCAAGGTAGTAAAGGACGGTAGACCACTCAATGTGTACAACGGAGTGCGTACTGATCCCGGTGATATTTACACTTCATATGCCAATGTGCGTCCTGAAGGTGGCAAGTTCGGGTTTTTCTTCACGCCATATTATGATGTTGCCAAAACCTACGCTTTCAACAAGTGGGAGAGCGACGAGCGAGTATATGGTCCTGTGAAGGAAGTATATCTGAATATCCGCAACCCATTGGTGCTTGATCGGTGGATGTATACGTGGGATGCGTTGAAGAAAGAACTTGCAGAGAAGCATGTTGATATTAACCAAGAAGTTGAGTGGAAGAAGTCGTTCAGCACATGGAATTACTTCGTGAGTGCTCCTGAGAGCGAAAAAGCGTGGGTGAATGCCGAAGAGTTGAAGGCAGCCATACAGGAAGCTGGATATGACGGGGTGTTCTTCAAGGATGATTCTTCCATTGGCGATGAGTTTGGTGGCAACAAGAGAATGTACCACGAAGATCTGAAGAAACTTCCCGATGACGCAGGGATTGTGTATGTCCCCTTCTCCCCCAACCAGATCAAATCAGTCAACAACCTGGGAAAGTGGGATCCTGATAACCCGAACGTCCTCTATCAGAGAGCTCACAATCCCTACCGCAACTGGGAACCGGAGATTACTGAGACGGGGAAGATCAAGGGAGCTCCGGAATGGGTCAAGAGTAGAAAAGATATCAACTCGTTGAGACGGCTTCTCAGGAAACTGGTGCGAGAAGGAGAATCGGGACGGTTCTGGTATGAAGAGAGCGCCGATGAAGTATGGCGAATCACGCAAGGAAATCCAGAGAATGCAAGGAAACTGATCCAACTGCTGGCGATCTATTCACCGAACAACAACGTACCGAACAACACCTTGATGGCGATTCGAGCGTACAACCACTGGGCTGCGGGGTTGCCGGAAGGCGAACTCCATTCGGGTATGGGAGAACTAGATAACAAGGCGAAGCGAGCGCTCTACCATGACGAAGACTGGATAGGAAGAAAGACCGGATCATTCTACGAAAATCTCATGTATGAACTGGTGAGAAAACACCCAGAAGCATTTCCAGATATTGATATTTCGGATGTTGCAACCATGGATCTCTGGATGGCTCGTGCTTTTGGATTTATGGTCGAGGCGTTCTCGGACGATAAGGGTTCGGAAAAGTACTCCTTCAGTGAAAATTCCACACGAAGGCTTGCTGCAGAACTGAATGGACAACTCGATGCCGATGCTGTTGCATGGACACCGCACCAGATTCAGGCAGCAATCTGGTCTTCAATGAAGACTCGGTATGAACTGCCTCATGTCAAAGCACAGACTAACAAGGAGAGTGTGAGAAAAGGATACTCGACAATGGAAGGTGGAAAGGTCAAGAATCCCACCTCAGGAGAGTCCGAAAGACTACACAAACAGCTGTGGCGCAAGCACGCTCTGGAGGATGCCGGAACATCGGAGGTTGTGACGAAACTGGTCGAGCAGGCTGGATTCTCCTTCAAGGAAGCAATCTACGATTCTTCTCAAATTGTAACCTGGGAGTCAATTCCTTCAACTTCCCTTGGGCATGGAATCACCTCAGCCTCCAATGACATCAAAAAGCAGTTTACCGAAGAGGCCAGATCTCTGATCGTTGATATGGAAGGCAAGGATCTGTTGGCTGAGAAACTCGGCGTGGCATTGGCCTTCGCAGCAAGAGGAGATGGAGCATACGAAGGTGCGGTCACTCCCAATGTACTGTCGAATATTTTCCCCACCAGAGTCCAGGGAAAAGAACTGTCGTTCGATACAGTACGCACGTATGCACGTGCAATACAATACATATACAAACAGGATGCAGTACCGTTTTTCAAGCCGAATTCAATTCCGATCTCGTCAAAGGCTGACCAAGGAGAACTGTATTTCAAGGTAGTGAAGTATACGCGCAATGAGCAGGGAGAAATCACGAAGGTCTCCACAATTCCCAGAAGCAAGTTTGAATCCCAGGCAGAGGCGGAGGCCTTTCGACAGGAGTACTTGAAAAACAAAACGAATCTCACTTCCGATGATGTGCAAGTTCACGGTGGAAAGTTTGCCCGAGCGGTGGTATATACCTTCAAAAACGCCTTGGATGATGGTATACTGAACGAAGTTCTGGTTGAGTTGCAACAGTATCTTGGTGATGAAGTTGGCTACACGAGGACCGGGAGTAATGAAATCACGCTGATCAACTTCAGGGATGATTTCACCCATGCTCCTTGGGTGCATGATGAACAGTTCCTTGATAGTTTGGATTTCTTCAATGAAGATAATAAAGATCGATTCGGTATAGTCAATGCCGACAAAATATTTACGGAGGGAGAATATGGTCCGGTATACGATTGGTCCGAAAGCGAAAGGGAGAAAACCGAAAGGGACCTTGAGGGAAGCTTCTCCGGACGATCCGATCTACACTCGTGGATTCGCAGTCGGCGGGCATTATTCGAGGAAATCCTCCAGCGATACTCAGGAGAAGACCTCCAAAGAATCGAAGGAGAATCCCGAAGCGTAGGTTCTATACCGGAAGGTGACGTTCTTTTTCAAGACAAGCCTTCAGAGCTTCTGAATGACAATGGGCAAAAAAACCTCCATACCAGTACCTATTTGGATCGAGAGACTCTCACACAGGTAGACCCCTCCAATACTCTTTACCAACTCTCCGAGGACGCGAAACAGGATTTACTCAATGCAAGGAAAGACGAAGTCAGGTTAGCAGTTCAGAATTTCTACTGGATTCCTGATGATGTTCTTCAAGAGTATATTGGCGAGCCTTGGGCTGATAACGAAATTGCCTTCAGGAAACATTTACAGACCTACCCTTGGATTCTCGAAGAATCGAGGAAATTCTCCGATACCGATGAGTTCCTTGAACACCTGCAGTCCAATACTGAGATGGGAGACTATACATGGGTACTCGAAGATGAACTTTGGTTCAAGCGAGTGCATGCATATGCTCGCATCATGTCACCCAAAGACAAGGACTCTCAGTTCGTGCGATTGCATACCGGAACAGACAAAGCGTTGGTGGAACTGGGGCGAAGACTGCGAGGCTACGAGGATGTTCAGATCAAGCGCAATTTCAATAGAAGAAACTACAATGGAGATCATGTAGTCTTTCGCTGGGGTGCATTCAAAGGGGTCTCTCCGATTGTCAAGCGATTGAACAAGGACTCGAGTGCAGAGGAGCTCCAGCGAGCAAGAAAACTCATCCAGGATAATCCCAGACCGTACAGAAAGGCTCTTCAGGTTATTGATCAAGCTCAGAATCGAGTACTGGAGATGAAGGGGCTTGTTCCTGATTCTGAGGCGACTCGAGATGCCTACTACGATATGTTGGGTGAAGAAATGGATGAAGCACTCAATGAACCGCTACTTTTGAATCAGATGACCGATCGCCAGGCTGCCGAATATCTGAGAACAACAGAGGATAGGCGCGAACGGTATGATGCACGAGAGAAATTGGCTACTCATGCTGGCGTGATAGCCATGGAACAGCAGGCTAATGCTGAACTGAAGCGACTTGGTGCAGAAAAAGATCAGGATATCAACAAAGCGAAGAAGGAGCTATCCAGGGCTCAATCTGCATTGAAGGAAGTATCAGATAGTCTTAAGGATGAGAAGAAAGCATTGAGGACCACTCAATCGGCTTTGGACAAGGAACGGGCACGTGCTTGGGAATTGGTCGAGAAACTTGATGAAAAATCCAAACAAGCCTCCAGAGTTGGGCAACTCGAACGTAATCTGGCTGATCGGAGAAATCGCGTATCTCAGCTCCGAAAAGAACTGACTGTCAAGAACGATGAGATCCGTTCCATTAGGAAGAAAGTCGATACCTTAAACACTAAGCTGAAGAATCAAAAATTGCTCAAAGCCCTAGAGGATCTGCACGAGAAGATCCTCGCAACGGTGAAGTTCAATTCTGAGCTTGTTGATGCCTCCTTTGAAGAGGCATTCATGGCTATCTCAAGACTGCTGAATCAGAATCAAGATCCGGGGAGCTGGGAAATGCTTCCCGAGCAGATGCGTCAGTACCTAAGCGACGTGTCCCTTCACTGGATCCAGCAGGGAAGAAAGATAAATAAATGGACCTTGGGAGAATTGGAGACCTTGTTTGAAGCGGCAAGAATGATGCGCATGGATGCAAAGGTCATGCTGGAGCGCAAGAAACTTCAACGGATGGATAGACTCCAGAATATCGCTTCCCAGCTGTATAAACAGGTTTACGGAGAGCTTCCAGAAGTCGGTCCTGGTTACGGATCGCTGATGAACGACATCATCGATGATCTTATGCTGAAGCGAGACACCTACGACGAGAACATCTTCGATGCCATGTTCAATACTATCCGAGCCTCAATTGGAAAAATGCAGCGGATAGCTCGCATGCTGGATGGGAATCAGGAGGGAGTCGCCTACCAGCTACTGGTTCGTGATGCCTATGACAGGATGACCGAAGAACTTAGAGAATCGTACAGAAGGCTTCAGGATGCCGATGCGAAGATGCAGGAACTGAAGATCACCAATGACTATCTTGCAAAGAAGGCTTTCACGTACACGACTCCATCCGGCCAGGAGAAAACACTCTCCAAGGGAGAGGTGATTGGCTTGTACGTGTATTCACAGAATCCGATGGGATCCCAGAAACTGATTCATAGCTGGGGCAATAATATCCCGTACGATCAGCTTGCTACAGCAATCGGTACGCTCTCTTCTCGTGATAAGGCCTGGGGCGATTACATGATTGACTCGCTTGGTGGTGATGAAGTCTGGACCCGGATGAAGGACACCTATTATGAGGTGTACAACCGGAATCTCGGACGGCGCAAGAGATACTTCACCTTCGTCGCTGATGGGAAAGTCGATGAAGGAAAAACCGATTTGCTAGTCGGTCCCAAAGGATCCAAGATCCGGTATGTGGACAAGGATTTCACCAAGATCGCGAACCCCCATGCGGTGTATCCGTTGAAGCTCAATGTCACCCATACCTTTACCAGCCAGATCAAGAAACAGGAACATTTCATCCAATGGGCCGACTGGACCCGGGACATGAACTATCTACTTACCAAAGGAGCGGTGGGACGGATCATCGAGATGAACCATGGTCCGAAGTTCTTGAATGCTGTGCAGGAGTATGTGAATGATGTTGGATCTCCCCAGGTAATACTGGATGATATCGAGAGGATCGGAAGCAAGATCATTTCGAATGCTGCAGTGGCTGCATTGTCTCTGAATTTCCTGACTATGCTCAAACAGCTTCCGTCATTCAGTGCAGCGCTCAGGGGTGATATTGGGGCAATGGAGTTGACGAACGTCGCACTCAGGCTGACCAACCCCAAGACCCACGCGGAGGCGGTGAAATTCATCCACGAGATGAGTCCGTACATGCTCAAGCGATCGATTTCTGTTGAAGTGGAGAAATACAACGCATCGGATTTTGACTCGTATCTCGGAAGAAAGATTCAGGCTTTCAACGAACACATCGGTATGAAGGGAATTCATTTGATGGATCAGGCTGCGGTGAACACCTTGTGGCTGGCAGCTTACGATACCTATGTGCGCAGGAACCCAAAGGGACTGAAAGAAGAGGCCTTGAAGCAGGAGGCAGCGTTCAGAGCCACACAGCTCATCAGTGAGACTCAGCCGACATCCATTGCCAATGACCTATCGTCTATTCAGCGAAAGAAGAGTCCGTTCACTAGAGCGTTCCTCTTGTTCTCCAATCAGATCTTCCAATACATCAACATGGTCTGGTATGACCTACCTACCAGCGTAAAAGCATACATCGCAACCAGGAATCCTCAGGAACTCAGAAAGATGTTCGGGATAGTCATGAACATGGCCGTCTCAGGAGGCATGATCATGCTTGTATCCGGAGTCGCATTCCGAGGTGATGACGATGATGAGAAGTACTGGGAGAGAATAAAGAGAGAAATTCTGAAGATGACGGCAAGCTACACCCTTCCGATTGTAGGTAATGCAGTTTCTCAGGGTGTAAGTGGATTCTACGGTGGGGATCTGGTGGATCTGCCTACTGCATTCGGCAGGATGATGGGAGCTGCAGTGACCGACTGGGATCAGATGAACAAACGCATCTGGGATCTGTTGGACGGTATCGGTTCAGTCGGAGGTCTACCGACGGCATTCATCAATCGAGCCATCAAGAGTGTTCAGAATGAGAATCCTCTGGAACTGCTGGGATCAGCATATGGCGATCTATGGGAGGCAAGATGAGCAACCAATACAACAACGCAGGCCGATCGCTGATAGTGGATGAAGTAATCCAGCTGAAAGGATTGAAGAAAGATCCGGTTCCAACGTTGAGACAACAACTAGATGCACAGCTTATCAAACGGGATACTGCGAGAATTCGTGCTCAGGTCTCCCTTATCGGTGCGGACAATCATGTAACTGTATCTGAAAAGCTGATTCTTGCGAGAGAGTTCAAGATCATCGAGTCGAACCACGGAATTATCGTCTCGAAAAGCGAAGAATGGAAAATCACAGAACAGACAAGATACCTGGAATACATGGCAGCATACCAAGACCTGTCTCAGTTCATGAATCAGCTCCTTTCCGACATGACCGTCGGAACCGATATCGATTCACATCAACAACTGACCGATTTGTTCGAAGAGCTATATCGGACCTCTTCAGTTCTGGAGGAGCAGTTCTTTCGCTACACTACCGGGATGATTGGAGGCTTGGATTGGCGGGTCAAGTTTGAAGTGGTGGTCAACAGCTCGCTCGGGATAACTGTCCCTACTGACAACACTCCCTCAACACTTTCCGTTATGCTTTTGCGTGAAGGTGAGGATGTAACGGATGAATACGACTCTTCAGCATTTGAGTGGACACGAGTCTCCGAGGATCGGGTGGCTGATTCCTCCTGGCGTGATGGTATGGATCTGTCGGGGAAGACACTCGTTGTCGCGTATGAAGATTTGGTTTTCGGATCAGCTTCGTTTCTGTGTCGGTTCCGCTATCAGTATAGCGATACGATGTATTACTCGAAAAGTGGGTTCATCACGTTATCAAAAGAGGTTCCAGGTCCTCCCGGAGAAGATGCCTATCAGGTACAGGTCATATCTGAACAAGGTCTTGTGTTCAGGATGGGAGAGGATTTCTCCACAACGATGCAAGCAAGAGTATGGAAAGGTGGACAGGAGATTACCGAGCTGTTCGAGGATTCTGATTTTCGATGGTATAGAACGAGCAACGATGAATATGCAGATTCCATCTGGAACTCGGCACATTATTCGACAGGGGGCAAGAGCCTGACAGTCACACAGGATGATGTAGTTGGAAGAAGTAATTTCTTCTGCGAACTACTGCGAGAAAGGAGTTAGCAATGGCAGTTTCAGTTGGTCAAATCACCATCATGGATTTCAACGATGCGGTAACCCTCACCGGGTATATCTCATCGAATCACACAAAAAGTATCCGGTACGATGGAAACAACGAAATCTACGCACCGGACTTTACTGATGTTCCCCTAGTTCTGACACCCAGCCTGTTCAAGGCAGGAAGCTCCATCGATCTCATGATTTCGGGTACAGCGATCAAGAGTGTTGTATGGAAGCGCAAGGCAAACAATCAGAGTGGAGAGAATGACCTGAGTTCTGGTGAGTCGGTTGGGGCATCTTTTCCCAAAGCTCTCACCATATCCAGTCAGCCGTTCAGCGCAGCTGTTTTCTCGGTGGAGTACATTTGCACCATTGTCTATACCGACCCCACCACAGGTCTCGATCTGACCTACAAGAACTCGGTTACCTTCAACAAGGTTACAGATGGAAACAACATCGGAATCGCTGAGATTTCTGCAGACCCGGGCTTTGCATTCAAGAACAAACTGCCAGCCAGTACTAAGCTGACAGCTCATCTGTATCGAGGTGCAACGAAAGACACGACAAACCTCTCCTATCAGTGGCAGAAGCTATCCGGATCCAGTTGGACAAACATCTCAGGAGCAACGAACGTGGATCTCTCTGTCACACAGGCATCGGTAAACAGCATGCAGCAATTCCGTGTCATCATCTCGGATTCAGTGGTAGGTGATAGCTACACCAGTGATCCGGCAACCGTTCTGGACTTCAACGACCCCATTCAGGTGATCATTAATTCCAGCAATGGAGAGATTTTCAAGAATGGTGTAATCACGACCGATCTCACTGCGAAGCTCTATCAGAATGGAGAAGAGATTGACACCAGCGGGAGTCTCTACACGTACGCTTGGACGAAGGTAGACAAGGATGGAGTACCATCCTCCTTTGAATCAGACAGCAAGACGATCTCGGTGGGTTCTTCGGATGTAACTGCGAAAGCTACCTTCATCTGTACTGTGAGTTAAGGAGTGTTTCATGGCTATTGCTATTGGACAGATTACTCTCACAGACGTGCATGACGGTGCTCAGACAGAAATCCAGTATGCATCGAACACCTCGCTGACCACTGCTCCCACCTCCGGGTGGTCTGCTTCCGTCCCTGCACCTCAGAGTGGATATTTCGTCTGGAGACGAGAAAGAGTAGTATTGTCCGATGGCACAACAGAACCATGGAAAGTCACACGAACTACAGGGGAATCTGGTGCCAAGGGTGATAAAGGCGACAAAGGCGATACCGGAGAGCCGGGAATAGATGGTAATGATGGAACTTCAATAACCTCAGTAGATGTTGAGTATGCAATAAGCACTTCCAGTACCACGGCACCAACTACAGGGTGGGATACTAATTCTCCAACTTGGGAAGATGGGAAGTATATCTGGTCACGCACAAAAACAACGTACAGTGTGGGAGACCCAACCTATACAAGTCCAGTTTGTATCACTGGAGGTAAAGGGGAAACTGGAAGTACAGGTCCAGTTGGACAGGGTATAGAGAGCATCACGGAAGAGTATTATTTGTCCACTTCAAAGACAACTCAGACTGGAGGGAGTTGGGGGCCTACACCTCCTACGTGGTCCACTGGTAAATACCTTTGGACACGGAGCAAGATTGTCTATAAAAATCCTGCCGACACTAAATATACTACTCCGGTTTGTGATAGTTCGTGGGAGGCCGTGAATGAAATACAGGTGGGCGGGGTAAATCTACTAAAAAATAGCCAAACTGAAAAAACCACATCACCAAGAGAACATATGTATTATGTTGATGCACATGAAATATTAAAAGATTTTGTTGGCAAAAGCCTGACTTTCAGTTTTGATATTAAGGTTGCAGTCCCCGGAAGTGTACAGTTTTATAGTACAAACAATGCAAGATATAGAATACCTACAACTAGCATACCGAATGTAACAACGGAATTTAAAAGAGTAGGACTTACTCTTCCTATCAGTGATGCTAACAATGGAAAAACTGTTAGCTATTTAGAATTTTATGGTATTTACGATAGTGGTAGGTTTGTCACAGTCAAAAACATGAAAATCGAGACTGGCAATGTAGCCACCGCATGGACTCCAGCACCCGAAGATAGTCTACCCCCTTCTATCCAATCCTCTGGCACTACGCTATCGGTTGTCGGTGGAAAGCTAGATATCAATGGAGAAGAAATTCGTATACCTAGCTACTCTCAAAACCTTACCGGAGATGGACAGGGGTATGTTGTGTGGACTGGTAGCGCGGTCCAGTTTGTGATAATGGAGCCACAACAGTCCGGTGTAAATTGGCTTCCCTACAACGGTGGTTCTGCTATTGGCGTGCAATACATCCTTGGCAAGTTCAAGAAAACAGGTACGACTATATATGATATTGCAACAATCACTCCAATAAGTCCAGATGGGTTCACGAAAGAACATTTTATGGAGATTCTTGCTGATAGAGACTCAGACCAGTTTGAGGCATGGGCCGAGGCTCTAGGTGTGGAACAACTGTTTGAAAGCCTTGCAGTTTGGGACTTTTTCGCTGACAAGATTAAGGTCAACACTCTGGAGATTAGCAAGACTGTAGGCGGTGAGCTATTCAAACTCCTGTTTACCAACAATGGAGATGCTGTATATCCTATCCTGAACGCCTATAAAGGAAGCAAGAAAGTATTCGAATTGGACTCGGGTGACGGTAGTGTCTACATAGAAGGAACGGGAAACTTCAGCGGAAAGGTTACACATGAGGCAATGGAAACGGTTGCACATGAATCAGGAAGCAATATCAATCTTTCCAATACAAAGAACTTATGGAGTACAGATCAACTGTACTCTGGACTTTCTTCGGTTTCCACGAATGGGACAATTAATTCGGCGAGTGGTTCTTATAAAGGAGTTTCGATTAATGGTATATCGAGGTTGCCATCTAGTAGCTCTAGGGGATTGATTTCAACCAGTTCAGAACCGACATCTATATGGTATCGTTATGATAATTATTACATGCTTCAATCGGTTTTCACAGTTCCTCCGGGTAGTTATTACATAACCATACAATTTGAAGCGCGTAGAGAAGACTCTAGAGGCCGCGCCTACATAGTAAAAAACCCGACATCTACTCCTGTTGGGGGTACTGCAACAAATCCCGGCACTATTCTTAAAACACTCAATACGTCTTCAGATGAATACGAAACAATTACGTACTCGTCCACATGTACGCCGGGTGAAAAATTCTCTGTATGGATTAAAGGTTATGAAGATAGACGCAAGGGTGGACAGGCTACATATGCACGAAATGCTTACTACTATTTTTATACGATTACTGGCCCCGGAGTTCTCCTACGTTACACAAACAACACTTATGGTGTAATTTCTCCCGGACAATACCTTGATGATACTTTTACCCTCAGCTCTCCTCAGTCGTGGTCTTCCACAAACAACAGAAATTTCGTCAAAGGAACTAATCTCTTTAACCACAGTGTAGTAAAAAATCTTCAAGCTGGAATTGGATACCCTGCCTCTGGTACGGCAGTAGTTGACACCCTTAGCGCAGGCTCAAAGACATACACGGTTGAGATGGTGAGGCGTGATGCGAATGGCGTTACGCTCGGTACCACCGAGGGAATGATACAGATAGTCGCATGGGGAGGACAGGGGTCCTCTCAGGGGGTGTATGACAATCTTTCAACAAGTATCACGTTGATAGCACAACCTCGTTCAATAAAAGTATCTGCACTTCTGCCAAAAACTCACCCTCAAACACCTCAGCATGATTTGCACATCATCGGCACTGGAACCGAACCATTCCAATACATCTATTCCAACAACATCGTTGACCCTTCTTCCATAGAAAGAAAGAAGAACGTCAATTCCAAAATTGATTCTTCCATTGAATTGCTGAAGAAGTTGAACGTTGTAACCTTCATCTACAAAGACGATCCAGAAGAGTTCGTCCATACAGGTTTGATTGCAGAAGAGGCCCCCGAGGAGTTGATCACTGCGAATAAGGATGGAATCAGTCTTGGGGATACTGTCGGGATACTAGTGAAGGCAGTTCAAGAACTGGCAGGAAGGGTTGCAGAATTCGAGAACAATGATTCTTGGCAATCTAGAAGAGAGCTACTGCTCGGAAGACCTAATGGGAAGATACGAGAGTATCTCTACGCAAGCCTCAATTGCAAATTGGCTGGAGACGAACTTGGTGGGGATTTAGATGCCTCACGCCCATTCTATCAGAACATGACAGTGGACGAAATGACCCGACAATATCTTCTCTACAAAGGAGACGATGAAGTCCTAGCACAAGCATATCTTGATGGCAAGAATGAGGCAAAGGCGTATATCAGAAGCCTTTTTATTGAGGATGCTGATGCAGATGAGAATGGAGGCATAGAGTGAGCGACATGGTTCAGGTAGCCATCATCACGGGAGTCATCACTCTCGTGAACGGCCCCTTGGTGATAACTCTCATTTCCAAGAACTCCAAGAAGAACGATGAAATCAAGGAGTTGAGGGAAGATGTAGGAAAGTTGTTCAAGCTGGTCGATCGGATTGCTGCGGGGCTCACAATCGGGTTGAAGAATGACAAGGTGATATTCGAAGCATTCCGAAAAAACTCAATCAATGGGGATTCTGAGATCCAGGACAGGATGATGGATGATTACTTCACCGAATGTACCCTCGAGGGTTTCAAGAGTGGCAGGGAGGAATAGTATGGCGAAGAAAATTACTCTGGCAATATTGATGGTTTTATTTGCTATTGGCTGTATCGGCTCTTGGTTCGAAGTGTTCGACATGGATGCCTTCACCAAGTTCCTGATCCACTTCAGTCCGTTCTATCTGGGGTTGGTCGCATCGATCGGCACCAATTCGGCAGTCGAAAAGATCAAGGGAGGCCAATGATGGAGATCATTCTGGGAGTTGTTGGAGGGTTATTCGCGCTCCTCCTTGCTCTGCTGGGGATTGAGAAGAAGAAAAACAAGAAGAAGGATGAGCAGATTCAGCGCCAAGAGCAACAGATCGTTCATCAGAAGAAACAGACTGAGATCTATAAAATCAACCAGGAACTATCTGCAGAAGCCTCTGAAGCCATTCAGGAAATTAAAGAGGACCAGAAGAAAGTAGATCAGAAAATCCAGGAGGCTGAGACTGATGAAGAGATTATCGATATTGCTAATGGGATTGTTAATCGGTTTAACTCTCTCTAGCTGCCTGACGACGCCTCAAAACAATCCAGACATTGATGTGCCTAATTTCTCTATTCCAGCTCCCGAGAGACCAGTTCTTGTTGAAATTCCCAAAGATACCTCCGGATCAATCAGAGCGTTAACAACCAATCTCTCAATGATAGATGGATATGTAAGATTATTAGAGTTGTATACTGAATCTCTAAGACTCTACTACGAAGGAATTGTACAATTATTGAATCAAACGTAAGAAGTCATCTTCCACCAAGCGCCCTTGTCACAGGAATTAATTGGTGGAAATGTTCGACCTGTTTCAAGAGTGATGAATCTTTCTTCATAAGTGGGCGATGGACTTCTAGTACCATCAGTGTATTTTTCCCATTCATACCGAGCGTGTGCTGGAGAGTTTTCTCCAGTTTTATAAAGTTCTCCTATTGGCATCTCTCGCCTCCTGTTCTAAGTTTACCCTCTTTTCACCTTACAGCAAGAAACTCCTTCGATAAGATGGTTATAATTTCTTTACCAATAAAAAATAGCGTACATGGTTGTTAAGTAGAATCCAGTGATTCATTACTGAACATTTGTTAAGAAATCCTATTGCATCATCAGAACAAAAGAGGTAAGATGGGATAAAAGAGGTATTAATTCATACCCAGGAGATGGTGAATGGCAAAGCAATTACATATTAGGCTAGATGAAAGGATTTATCAGACTTTGGCACAGTACTCCACTGTTTCCAATAAGAATATCCAAGACTGCGTTGTAGATGCACTGGTTCAATTCTTTGATGACAAGTATAGGGAAAAAGTTGATGGCGACTCCAAGTTCACCTTTGTTGATCTTTTTGCTGGAATTGGGGGGATGAGAATCGCATTCGAGGAGAATGGAGGACAATGTGTGTTTTCCTGTGAGTGGGATAAATATTGCCAGAAGACATATTTTGAAAACTTTGGTGTTGTCCCCGTTGGCGATATAAAGCAGGTGTACGAGAAGGATGTTCCTAATCATGATATTCTTGTTGCCGGATTTCCATGCCAACCCTTCTCGATCGCTGGAGTCTCTAAGAAAAACAGTTTAGGTAGAGAGACAGGATTTTTAGATAAGACCCAAGGTACCTTGTTCTTTGATGTGGTAAGGATCCTCAATGAAAAACGTCCTCGCGCTTTTCTTCTTGAGAATGTTAAAAACTTGAAGAGTCATGACAGAGGGAGAACATGGAATGTAATTACTGAAGCCCTTGATGCTTTGGAGTACGAGGTGTTTCCCGAAGTTTTAGATGGACAGGCGTTTGTTCCGCAGCATCGAGAGAGGGTGTTCCTTGTTGGGTTCGATCGTCGCAGGTATGGCAAAAACATTGACTTCTCATTCGATTTGAATAAGCCCAATCAGAAGCCTCAGTTAGGGCAAATTCTGGATCCTGAAGTTGATGATCGGTATACACTCTCAGAGCACCTTTGGCAGTACTTGCAGGATTATGCTGCAAAGCATCAGGCAAAGGGTAATGGCTTCGGTTATGGATTGGCAAATCTGGAGGGTGTTGCGAGAACTTTAAGTGCTCGATATTACAAAGACGGGTCTGAAATTTTAATTCCTCAAGACAAATCAACTCCTCGTCGGTTGACACCTCGAGAATGTGCTCGACTTCAAGGTTTCCCTGATACTTTCAAGATCCCCGTTTCTGATACTCAAGCTTACAAACAGTTCGGAAATTCGGTTGTAGTTCCTCTTGTTACTTCTGTTGCGGAGAAAATTGTTGAAAAACTCTCAACAATGACAGAGAATGTGATGAGGAGTCAACACAGTGGAAAGTTCGAGCATCGCATTGAAAGCGATCCGGGCAGCAAGCAGCGGGAAGATAGCGTATTGTAAGTTTCTCTCAGCGAATGACACGGGAGAGACGAAATCTCATCAGGCTGGAATATACATTGCGAAACCAGCGGTCCCTGTGATTTTTAATGAACCGGGTATCCGAGGAACTAATAAGGATCGTTGGGTAGAGATTCTCTGGCAAGAGGATTTTTCTACCAACAGTCGGTTTATCTACTATGGGCAAGGATCTCGTAATGAATACCGTATAACTCAGTTCGGGAGAGGATTCCCTTTTCTACAACCAGAACACACCGGAGATCTCTTTGTACTGTCAAAACAGGAGGAAGAACAATATTCTGCGTATGTTCTCAGTACAGAAGAGGAGATTGAAGAATTTCTCGCAGCATTCGGAATGAGTCCCGCAGATACGGGAACAATTATCAGAAAGGATAGTCTTACAGAAAAATCCCAGTTGGATATGTCCATTGATGCTTTCATCCATTCCTTGGAAGTTGAGTTCCCGCCATCGGTGATCATGTCGAAAGCAGCTAGGGATATTTATCACCAAATATATAATCATGAAAACGAGATAATCTCGAATCCCGATAAAGTGATCCTCAATTGGACGGAGATGGAGTATAAGGTTTTTCGCAGGCTGGAATTCTGGCGTTATGGTGATTTAATCCAAAGAGGTTTTACCGATGTGGAGAACTTTATTAATGTCGCCAATATGGTTCTGAACCGGCGAAAGAGTAGAGCTGGCAGATCTCTAGAAAATCATTTATCGGCCATATTCCAAACAAATTCACTCAAATTTGAAGAACAGGTGGTAACAGAGGGGAACAAGAAGCCAGATTTCATTTTTCCTGGAAGCAATGAATATCATAACTTCAACTTCCCTTCAGAGAAACTGGTCTTTCTTGGAGCGAAGACGACTTGTAAAGATCGCTGGCGACAGATTATCAACGAAGCGAATAGAATTGAAAAAAAATTTCTCTTTACTCTACAACAAGGAATTTCTTCTCTCCAGCTCCAAGAGATGAATGAGGAAGGAGTAATTCTTGTAATACCGAGTGCATATCTGGGGTCATTTCCGAAGAGTTTTCAACCTTCGATCCTAACTCTAAAGAAATTTATTCGCTTAGTTGAAAAAACACAGAGTTGAATATTGGCAGCACATTCGATAAAGTATTTTGAAGTTGGTAGATAGGTATGAATAAGACAAAAAAGAGTGTAGGGGTTCTCTCAATCATTCTAGGGATCCTTGTAATCATCTCTTATTCCATGGCAGGCTCCTACTCAATTGCTGAAATTGGGATAGCTCTGGGATATTCGCTTTATTCAAAGCTTGTTGGAATACTCATGATTGTCGCTGGTATAATTTTATATTCAACAAGAAATAATAATTCAAAGACCAGCGCAGTTGTTTCAGGAATAGTTCTAGTGGTTGCGGTCTTCATTACTTTTAATGAATTTGATCCCACTTCCCACACACCCTTCTTAATCATTAAGATTGTAAACTTTGTTCAGGCAATAAGGTTATTTCTCACAAAGCCTAACACAGAAGAACTGGAATAAAGGGACATGTCTATCTCAACTGTTTTATGTTCAAGCAATTTATTAACAGGTAAAAAATGGTCCTAAAAGTCCTTTTGCCGGGTTGATGAATGGCCAGTTGAGAGACGCGTTAGACGAATGAGACTATATATAGTGTACAAATCAGTGGTATAGTGCTACTATGGACGTATAGGACACGCTATAGGAGCAATCTGGCTTGTTTCCCAAGCTCGTGACGGGGGTTCGACTCCCCTCAGTCGCTTACCGAACTATCCATGAATCCAGCACCGATACGTTCCCAACACAGTCATTGTTGCTCAAACGAAGATGTGAATCGCTTTTTATCTCTCTTGCAAAGCATCTTCGCGATATCAAGCCCATCCTTCGCAGCAGTAGGGAGCCCTCCACCAGGGGTGGTCCACTGACCGATCATGGAAAAGTTCTGTAGCCCCGGCAATGTTTTCGGCAATCGCTTCGAGAGTGTAGCTCTGGTCGGAGCAAACCCCTCGTAACTTCCCTGCCAGTTTCCAGTGTACCGAATGACCGAGTGTGGTGTGGAGGTATCAACCATCTCAATACGATCGGAGATCGGGCCGATGAGCTGTTCCAATCGGTCGATCACCTCCTCCGATATCCGTCTCTTCTCCTCCTCGTACCGCTTAGGCTCTTCAGTTGCCAAAAGTTCCCATTTATCGCCTTCCCAGGTATTCATGAGAACGGTGATCAGTGTCTTCCCTGGAGGGGAAAGTGTCGGATCGTAATGGTACACATTCAAGTTGAAACGATTGTGACTGGTTCCATCGGGAAATTGGATAGGTGAATCGAAGTAGGGTGACGATGTATGGGGAAGATGGGAGTAATCTCCATCGATCCCTAATGCAACGAGCACACTGGAGGGGAAAAGGGGGTACCGATCATATGCCTCTTTGTAGGGCTTTGAGATATAAGCGCCTTCGAGCAGATGATACAGCGTCGTATAGCCGTCTGC